CGTCAGATTGCTCACGGTGGCCCACGAGAGGTTGCCGCCGCCATCCGTGGCCAGGACCTGGTTGGCCGCGCCGTCCACATCGGGTAGCGCCCAGATCTGGTCGGCGGTCAGCGCCGGGGCCTCGAATCCGACATAATTGGAGTTGCCCACATCGTAGAAGCGCAACTCGCTGCCGCCACGCAGTTGCTCATTCCCGTTGAGTATCAGCCCGCCGAATGTTGGAGTGTCTGTGGTTTCAAGGTCTTGATTGAGTGTACTGTTGCCGTTCAGTGTTAGTGTGTTAGTATTAAGGTCTACTGTGCCGCCACTACTAAATATTAAGTCCGCATCGGGGAGTGTCAAGTCGCGGTCCGCTGTTAGCGCGGCGCTAATCGTTAGTTGGTCGCCGCCCGTAACATCCTCGATAATGTCGCTTGAGGTAATAGAGCTAGAAGAATCCCAGACCGCTAAGCGTCCGGTGATGCCGTTGCCCGTCACGCCCGGAACGACGGTGCCGCCGCCTCCACCCTCGCCGACTTGCCGCTCCTGTGTCAGTAACTGCTCTAGCTCACGGTCAAGCGCGTTTACCCGTTCGGTGAGTTGCGCCTCAAAGCGTAATGTCATTTTCGGCCTCCAGTCTTGCCTGTACCTGCTCCTCGCTGCCCTTAACGCTCAGGGCGACTGCGCGGATAATAGCCTCGAATTCATAATCGAGGAACCGTGCGGTTACACGGTAGCCCCAGTCCCAGTCAATCCCGAAGCGCGCGTTCGCCGTGTCAAGAGGGATGCCGCCGAAGCGCAACTTAGGCCGCCCCTCGATGAGCTTCTGTTTTCCTGTGTTATCAATAGAGTCGGGCGTGTTCTGTTGGCGTGCGTCCGCCCAGCCCTCACAGCGATTCCAGATCGAGGCCTTATAGCGTGCCGAGTCTGCAACCTGGCGCACCGTCCGTCCCAGCCCAAGGCCGGGACCTCCGCTATAGATATAGTTTCGCTCATTACGATAGTCGAATTCCAGGAACGGCTCACTGAGGTTATTCAACTCCTCTGAAAATATAAGCGTCGTGCGGTCCAGGCCCGGTTGTCTAATCCGCGTTCGGAACTCAAATGAGATCGAGGAAGGGCTGATTCCAGCAACCTCGACGTCATAGAACACTTCATTGCCCGCCTCGCGAGACGCGCGCTGCAACGCCGGGAGCGCGCCGCCGTTAGCTAGTGTGAGCACCTGGCGCCAAGGGACGCTCGTCGGCGTCGTTGGTCCCAGTGTCTGGTTGCTCTGCACGGTAAGTCGCCCTAGGGCGCGGCTGCCCTCCTCGGTGGCCGGACTGCCGTCGTCAGAGAGGGCGAAGTCGACAATACCCTTCATAATATCATCGGTATTCTCGATTAACCCGCTCACGCCAGCGCCGATAGCGCCGATATAATTTAGGAAAATGCCCGCAGTCTCGCCGCCGGGCGCAATATAATCAAGCCAGTCCTCTGGCGCGGTTGACGGATCTAGGTAGGCGACGTCTGGTAGGCCGTTGATCATCACATATATATCACCAGCCGCTATAGCGCCGCCCTTCGCTGCAGCCATTTCTCCGCCCGTAAAGTCTGCGCTCCCGGCCTCTAATACATAAATGTCGCCTATCTCTACCGCCTCATTGCCATTAGCTAAGAAGCAGGCGGCCGACTGAAACGATTGGAGTATAGATTGCCCGGCGACGGTTTGCACACTAAAATCGGGAACCTGGCGGATTTTATATAAATCTCCAGTTGCAATAGCTGCACCCTTCACGCCCGCCATAATACTGCCCGTGAAGTCATTGCTGCCGCCCTCCAGGACATAATAGTCATTGACACTCGGTATTGCGTTACCGTTCTCGGTATACAGGGATCCGCTGGTCATCGCGGTGCCAATCCCCTCGGCGGCGGTTTGGGCATCAAAATCGATTTTATCAGTCACCTCAAAGATATCATCGATTGTAGCATTGCCGCCCTTAGCGATGGTCATTTCATTACCCGTAAAGTCGATAGGCGGCGACCCGGTGCCATCTACAATATAGCGCAGTCCGACGTCCGGGATGGCGTTGCTATTAGCGGTATAGAGCGCGCCGCTGGTAAACGCGGTCCCCAGCGTCTCGGATGTGTTAATCGTCACTTCTAATCCTGTCGGGAACGTGGCCCCCGCCGTGCCCGCGTAATTTGCCACAATCCGGCGCGTCAGTAAATGCTTAGGATCGAATCCCTCGACGTCCACGAAAAGGCTGCCGTTATCGAGACTAAAACGCCAGTAGCGGATAAAATATGCCTGCCAAAAGTCGAGGCTGCCGCCGCGGGGCGCGCGCCAGATTTGCACCATGACATCGCGGCGCAATAGGCGCGGGTCAAATGTTACGGGCATGCGCATCGCCAGCCCACCTACGCCGTCGGCGGTCTTAGACGCGGTAAATTCTAGCACATTATCAATAATTGCTGAGGTGTCAAACGCGGCGATGCGCGCGCCTCGGTCATTCGTCAGGTATATTTCATAGCCGTCAAACATTAGTCGAATCCCTTAAATTGATCGCGCCAGCGGATAAACGCCGTTACATCGGGCGATCCGCCGTCAATAAACGTGCTGATCGTATTGCTACCCGGCAGCAACGCAAACTCCACAACGTCACTATTAGCTAATAGCGCGCCAGGGCGTTTCCCGTTAAAGCTTGAGGTTACTGACTTGGCGCCCGGCGTGAAGTCGATTTCTAACTCCTCGCCGTCAAGTATATTCTCGTCGTAGTACGTCGCCTTGGCCGTGCGCTCATTACGAATCCAGGCCAGCCTTGGCGCACTCCCCCCATCACGTGAGAGATCAATCGTCGGGAATGAGCGCGCAGTACCATTAGCTACGGGGGCGGCGGTTCCGCCATAGTCGGCAGAGCCAGTGGTATTGAAGCCTACGTAAATATCGTAGTTGCCAGGCACGGTCGGATCTTGATTCGCCACCGCCACTGCGCTAATCGCTGGCGACCCAGGAAGCGAAGCATCCACTGGCGCGTACGCGCGCCCACGCCAAAGCGTTAGCCTGTCCACCGTCACGCTCCCCGCGTCAGTCATCTGCCCGCCGATTAGTAGCTCCCCGTTATCCGACAGGGCTAGCGCGCTCCCCGATGCGTTCATTCCGTCACCAAGTTGGTTGATAACGCTGCCATTCCAAAAGGCCGCGTACCGTGCGGTGTCACCCGCACCCGTAGAGGTGAATGAACCCGTGATATATACGCGCCCGCGCGGGTCTATCGCTAGCGCCGTTACCTCTTTGCTTCCCGCTAGCGTGAAACCCTGATCGAGTGCGTTCCAGCTTCCTCCGCTCCACCTAGCAATGCCGTCAAAGTCCGTCCCGGCCCCGCCGTCCTGGCTGAACGCCCCGCCCGCATAGAGGTCGTCAGTTGTGCGGTCTACGACCAGCGCCCGCACCATATCATCGAATCCGCTGCCCATCGCGCTATACGCCGCACCGTCCCATCTCACAATATAGTCAGAGTCCCCATCCGCATTCCAGTTCGTGAAGTCGCCACCGATATATAGGCTCCCCTTATTGCTGAATGCCAACGCGTAGACTGTCCCCGCGCCACCACCGGATACTGGCGACCAGCTCCCAGAGCTTGCATCCAGATAGGCTACACGGTCACCCGTCGCCCCGCCTAGATTAGAGAATGCGCCCCCGACGTAAATGTCGCCATTAGGCGCCTCGGCCATAGCGTAGATCGCACCATTTACAGCGCCGGGCGACCCGACCGTTGACCAGGAGTCGGCATCAGGGTCGTAGGCAGAGATATAGTCTAGTGGCGCGCTGCCATTCCAGTTCGTGAAGTCGCCCGCGAAATACACGAGTTGATCACGTGCCGGGAGAATGGCCCGTACCGCGCTAATCGATCCCGGATTTGACACTAGATTAAGGTCGTCCCACTGCCCTGTGCTGCGGAAGCGCCCCGCCGCGTAATGAAAGACAGTCGCATCCTCAACGTCTAGCGTGGTAGAGCTTTCGAGCACGCTGTGCCAGTATGGGTAGGGCGCAATAAAGCGTATAGGGACAATCTCATGAACGTAGTTGTCCATGCCCCAGTCGCCCTCTAGCCCGCCCTCATAATGGACTAGGATTTCTTTAACGACATCTGCACCTGTATACCACAGACGCACAGGCTGCCAGCCGTTTTTATCGGGCGGGTAACTATCATATTCTAGGATGCCCGTCAGTTGCTGGCGCGCCTGGTTGAGGTCACAATCCGAGGATGTCGCCTCCAGCGTGCCGACCAGCGTGCCGACCAGCGGCTGCTCTTTTGTGTTGCGATACTCAGATCCTGGCAGTAGCGCGTAGGTCGTCGTGTAGATATTGCGCCGCGTTCCGCCAAAACCAATAATCTCTCGCTCTTTAAAGGTGAAGTCGTAGTCAGAGCCCGGCGCACTCAAGTCGACTAACACGCCACCCGCTCGACTATCTGCGCCACGCACTGAGCTGCTCTCATGCTCGCCGCCGGTCCAGTAGCAGCCCCCCTGATCGCCATCGCAGTAGGTTGTCCAGTGGTCTTTTTCCTCGAGTTGAATCATATCGATATATATTGGATTAGGAATAGCGCCTGACCATACGAATAGTAAAGGGTCGCTACCAGACACCTCAGAAGAATCAATCAGCACGCCGTAGAGGCCCCAGTTGGCGTCAAGTTGCATAATCAGCGCTGGCGTCGAGTAGTTCGCTCCGTTATCCAGCGAAACATCATCACCTAAACTGGCAATGGACGCCGACCTCGCCGCAAAAGTTAAGTAATAATCCGCCGACCCATCTAGCGACTTCGTTATCCACTTCGCGGAAGTTCCACCCGCGAGCTTATACGAGTATCCGCCCCGCGCCGAGTAATCCGTGCTTCGCTCGACACCGATAAATTGAAAGTTCCCCGTTGTCTCTGCGCTCGGATTGAGCACGAGGTTCTCGGTCGCCTCCGGCACAATAACATGCCAGTGTCCCATTAGCTTACCCCCATCAGCGCCATAGCTGTCTGTGTGTCCTGTACCACGCCAGGTGTCGTGGCACGAGTATTGATCGTTTGATTAAAGTTGATCGTCTGATTGCGGTCGCCGCCACCACGCCCGCCACCCACCTCTGAGAGATTGAGCTGTGTCTCCAAGCGCGGCAGATCAACCTCCGCTAGTTTACGCATGGCCTCTGAGGTGCCTAGGAACGCCTGCTCTAATTCGGACGGCGACTTTCGCTGCAACCATTGCGGCAGCTGGATCCCGCCAAGCTTATCGACAAGATTGCCGAGCCAGGAGATCGCGGACTTGATGGCCTCTGTCACCCACCCGATAGCGCCCGCAATTGCCTCGAAGGTGCGCACCCCGGCCTCAACAGCAGGCGGGATATTGTCCGCGACCCAGGTGATAATTTCCTTTAGTGCTGGCACCATTTTCTCCTTAACGAATTGCCATGTCGCGCCCATAGCGTTGGGTAGCGTCGTGGAGAAGAACGTACCGAGGGTTTCTAGCACGCTCTTTCCGCCCTCTGCCGCCTGCGGCAGTAGACTTCCTAGCCACGTTATAAGATCCGAGACTAGTGGCCCGAACTCTGAGCCGATATGCGTCACCAGGTCCATGATCACAGGTATGAGTTCGTTGCGGAAAAACCCTACGACCGCACCGATGGCCGCTGGTATCTTCTCGGCTAGCCATTGCGCGATATTCACAAACGCGGGTATGACCTTAGCTTGGATAAACTGCCAAACAGATTGTAGTGCTGGGACTAGCGTTCCGGTCCAGAACGTAGCAATGGCCTGCACGGCAAGTGGAATCTTATCAGCCAGCCAGTCACGCACCATGCTAAAGACGGGCAAGATTTTGTCCTGGATAAACTGCCAAGCGGTTTGTAGCGCCGGAACCAGTGTCCCCGTCCAGAAGTTTCCCGCCGCCTGCGCTGCTACTCCGAGTTGGTCACGTAGCCAGCTCACTGCCAATTTTAGGGCGGGTACAATTTTATCCTGGATGAATTGCCACGCCGTCTGCATGGCGGGAACTAGCACCGCGTGCCATACCGAGGCGGCAGCCTGAATCGCTACCGGTATTTGATCTTTAAGCCAGCCTATTGCGCTACGTACAGCGGGAATCACCTTGTCCCGTAGGAACGCCGTTACCGCCTGGAACGCCGGAATGAATACGGCCTGGATAACCTGCTGGACTTTGAGCATCGCGTCGCCAATTTTCTTACCCGTCTCCCCGAATGTGAACATCAGCGTGTAACGCAGTACAGTCAGCGGGTCTAGTCCGCGACTAAGTCCCTCGCGGAAGCGGTCAAATATCACCGTAACTAACTCAATAGCGGAGGTTACTTTATCACGAATGAAGCTGGCGATAGCCGCGAAGACTGGCAATGCCTTCTTGCTAATAAAGGACCACACGCGCCCTAGCGTGCCGATCATGTTTTTAAGGGCGGGCACAAGGCGGCCCTGGATAAACGGGACTAGCTTATCTGCGATGCGCTCCGCGAATACCTGTACTGGAGGCAGTAACTTCTCTATTACGGGGATAAACGCCAGTCCTATTTGATCAGTCGTATTCTTAATGGTCGCCCGTAATTTAGCGAGACGTTCGGCGGCGGTAAGCTGGTCACTACCCATCTTTGAGACCATGTCACCGCCCGCCTCAACGGTGGCGTTAAGGAGGGCGAGTTGTTTCTCCTCATCGGTTAGTTCCTCTACGGTTTTGCCCAGCTTGGCGGCCATGGCCTCATTGGCCTCACCTAGTGACAGCACGAGGCCCGTATTATCGATCATTAGCGGTGAACTGCGCTTAATGCCGGCAACCAGACTCTCAAAGAGGAAGCCAACGTCCTCGCCCGTGGCCTTGCTCGCAGCGCGTGCGGTTTCTAGCAGTTTAGGGAGCGCCTTCCCAAACTGCTCTCCGAATTCGCCGCCCGCGCCCGTCAGCGCAACGTTCGCCTGGCGCATCAGCTCAAAATCGGAGATCGTGCCCTTTGCGGCTTTTTGCAACTCCGCCAGGGATACATTGGCCTGCTCTGACATAGCCTCAAAGGCAGTACCAATGCCCTCCAGTGGGGTGGCCTTTATAGCAAGCCCCCCAAGCCCGACGGCCAAACCGCCTATAGCGACCCCGGCAGCAGTTGCTCCAGCGGCCGCAACCTTAAACGCGCCGCCTAGGATATTTTTAATGCCTGCGCCGAACTTACGCGCACGCTTCTTGCTGCGCTCTAGGCCCTCCGAGAAGTCCTTCGCATCCGCCGCCAGCTTGACGACGAGTTCCGCCAGCGTCTCTTTTCTAGCCATCAGCCTCCTGCCTTGCGCACTTTAACGCCCCACATCGCCGCGATTGCCAGCGCCCGCTGGATACGCTCCTCATCACTCTGTTGGCGCGCGTATCGCTTAATAGACTCGCCAATCATGAACTGGCGCATCTTAAACGGCGGCTTCCCTTCCTCACGGCCCGCCGCGTTAGCCGTGACAGCGGCCAGCATCGCGGCGCGCGCATCCTCGCGCCAGTCGCCCCAGGGATCCTCGCGGTAGTAGCGCATCCAATCTCGCATAATGCGATGAGGCATGGCGGCGGCTAGCGCGTCCGGATTCACGATCCAGTACCCCGACGCCAGCGCAAGCCTAAATAAAAACTTGCGCTGCGGCGTCAGTTTTTTGCGTCACCCTCACTATCATCGGATAATCCGGATAGCTCCAGAATTGCCTCAAATATCTCCTGCAGCCCCTCGCTATATCTCGCGGGCACCTTGCGCACCTCGTCCGCCGTCAGCCTGGGCTTAACTAACCCGCGCGAAATCACGCTAGGCATAGCATTAGTAAATGCAACGAGAGCGTTGTCCTCATTAGCCAGCACGCCCAACTCTGTGACTTCTGTTGCTGATAGCTCTCGAATGGTTACGGCGTCCTCAAATCCAGACGGTGTCAGATCCTGCGTCTCAAATTCTTTAAGTAGATCTTTCTTATGTAGCATTTATACCTCCAAGGGTTAAATTTCTGCTTATTATGGACCAACGCTGTAATAGGGTACCGGTCGCCCATCAACCTTTGCGGCGACGTCGGCGGTATGCACGCCCTCAACGGGCGCGTTGGGCGAGAATCTAGTTACAAAGCCGTCGAAAATCCAGTAGAACGTTCCGCCACCCGCGCAGATGTTATAGTCCAGCTTGAACTTAGGTTTGATGCACGGACCAACAGTCATGCTCTCATATAGCGACGTGCCGCCGCTGCCGCCATGTGGAACTAGTGAGGGGTCAAACACGATCGGGAAGCTAACCTCGCCCCCATCCGCCATTCCGGGGAAAAACGTCTTGAAAAACGACCCGCTGTCTATATCGCGGTGTGACGCCTCAATGCTGTTTCGCGACGTTGATGGGCCGTCAAGGTCCTGCGTTTGTCCGATTTTGACCCACGAGGTGCCACCCGCCGGGTCCCAGTATAATGTTGACGGATAACTTGGATATTCAGCCATTATAAAATCCCTCCATATTTCTCATATAGTAATGATTGATCATGCCGCCACCACTCTAGACGAGGCCTGTGCAATCCGTGCTGGCAGTAGACAATAGGCGCCCACATTGACAGCCAGCCTGACGCGCGCTGTAATGCTACCTCTGCCGCATAGTGAATAAACTCTGTGTCTAGCACAACCTCAACGCGCGGGTGTATCAGCATACAAAATCCAGATAGGTGGTGCACCAACTGCGGGGGCCGCATATCGCCAGGGCGCCCGCTATTTTGCGGAGGCGTCCGACAGCGCCCGCTTGGCCCTACGAACCCGACGCGTAGTGGGTCGTGGTAGGCGTCGAGTGTATTTTTAAGTATACGCAACCAGTCGTCACTCATGGCAACATCGTCATTGAGAAACAGTACATAGTCGTGCGCGCTTACGTAGTCGAGGCCCTGCGTTGTCACCCACACCCACCCTCGTCGCCGCGTGTCTGCGATAATGTGATACACGGCCTCGGCGCCTGCGTTGGCCCGCACACGCTCAACGCACTGATGTGCATGGTCCGCATCTAGCGTCGGGATAATGGCGCGGATCATTGCGTCACCAGGCCCTTGTCCAGCCACCCGATAGCGCCGAGGATATCCGCGCCGTGGATACCACAGAACTCAGCCAGGCTCTCGGTAACTGTCAACGGATACTCTAGGAGTGCCTCAAATCCCACCTCACACCACTGACCATCGAAGTCGCCGATCTGCGTATTAAGCGCATTCTGCCAATTTAGCATTAGCTCCCGCGCCTCGTCGTCGCTAAGCCTAAATTGCCCGCCATAGGCTAGGCGGCTATGGCGCTGGATACTGTGCACCACGGTGTCAAAATCGCGGTACACTATAACTAGGCGCGTATCTACCCCGGCCTCGGCCAAAAGCGGCGTGATATGGTGCAGCGTAAAGCACGCGCGCGGAGACTTAAAGCCCCACAGTCGCTGGCGACTACAGGACTTAATCAGCCTGCGGTAAGCCTCGCGGTGCTGACCAGAGAGTACGTGGGCAAAGCGCGTTGTATAGCGCCGACCCGCGACGGCCTTATGAATGCCTTGCCAGCGGCGGTCCTCATAATAGCCGCGCTTATTGAGGTGATCACTGACTTGCAGGTGATCCTTGCCCATGTTCACGCCTAGGCGGCGCAGGGTCCCTGCGACGGCGGATGTGCCTGAGCGAGGGAGGCCCAAAACGATAATACAGCGGCTTGAGTTCGTGGTCATCCTAAAGCCTCCCTCACCGCATCCCAGAACATCTCCGTGCCGCGCCCTATATCATCGGGGCGGTTCTCAATCCACCACAACGCACCAACGCGGCCCTCAACTTTTAGCTCACAGCCCGCATACCACGCCTCAGCCACCACGCGCCCAAACGACTCCACCCATGTCGGGCGCATGATAAATGCTTTGGCGCGCCCGTACCACGACGGCATATCCTGCGGTGGTACAAATCCGTGAAACTTGAACCGTGACGGCAGGCTGTCTAGGCGATTGCCCCTCACGATATCGCCCACGAATTCAACGCTCTGACCAGTACGCAGCCCATAATCTACCGCAAAATGGACGCCCTTAGTCACACCTACACGCCCAACGAAGAGATTCTCGATATCACGATCTTCGGGCGACAGTGCGGCGTTACGGAACTTATCTGCCTCAATCGGTGGCGGAATTAATTCGACGGGTACATCCGGACCTAGTGGGAATCCAAACCACTGGAGGTGCGTCAGTGAGTTGAAAATCAGTAGCGCGCTGTTATCTAATAGCCAGCGCCTTAGTTCGTGGTCGCCGACCGCCCATGGGTCCCGCACCTGCTTGATTACGGGCCTTAGCGCCAACTCCTCAATCCAGCGCTTGTCATATTGCGTGCAATTCTGGATAATGTAGGCGTCGAGGTCACGCGGCGGGCGCTTGTTAGGTGGGCAATAAACCAACTCAACGTTATCGGGCGCCGCGTTGTGTAGTAGGCCCCAGGAAATCTCAGAGCCGCCAATGAATCCAGGATTGTCTTTAAGCCAGCCGATGCGTAGACGGTTAGTATCCGGCGGGGCTGTATCAGGCCTCGAATAGTCCGCGCTCAGCAGGCCGCCTTGGTCGCCAAGTCTAATAATTTGCCGGCCTAGCGCCGGAGCCATTGCTGTGCCGCCAGTATCTATAATCGTAAGCTCATGTGTTGTGCTCCCTACCATAGCTCCACCTCCACCCTCTCGATAAATGGGCGCCAGCGCTGTTCCCATACCGCGTCATGGCCATAGCGCGCCTCCAGCAGCCCGCGTGACTCATTGAGCTCGTACATATCCCGATGCTCATAGTAGTATTCGAGCGCATTTAGAACATCAGGTACACTTGGTGTATCCCAATAATACTCTAATGATGGAATCCACATGCGCTGCGCTGTCGGCACCGTAGTACCATAGATATTAATTTCACCGTGAGCGTGCGCGTCCTGTGTAATCACCGGCACACCGCAGGCCTGCGCCTCTAGAACCGGAAATCCAAACCCCTCAGCCTTACTTGGCGCAAGCAGAACATCACTGGCCTGGTAAATCTCGGCCATCTGATCGTCGCCGATACCCATATAAATAGCATCCTGAGGTGCATAAATCACACGCTCCGACTCAATTCCCAGGCGCTCGAAGTGATTCACGAAGTTCATACCATCCTGGATAGGCGTGAGCATCGTATGGATATAAGCATATGTATCTCCATGACTTCTCAGGAATGCCGATAGAGCTTGAACCACCTCCCCCCACGCCTTCCGACACGGAAAGCCCTTATTCGCGCCCACTGACGTAACAATGAATCCGTCTTGTGGTAAGCGCAGTTTACGTCTTAGTAACGCCTTTGTCTCGGCGTTCACCGGTTTGAATAACTTGAAGTCAAACCCCGGCGGCATGTACGTGTTAGCAATTCCCGCCCGTTCTAACTCATCGGACGCCCACATAGTGTACGTCGTTACATAGTCCGCGTGCGCCAGGCATTGTATCGCGCGCGGCGGAACGGGTACATTATCTAGCGGGAAATAGGCGATCCACGGGACTGGGATCATGCGATAAATATCGGGCGGGAACGCCCATACATCGTAGATTGTCATCACGATATCTGCATTAAAGTGCTCGCACGCCGCCTTGATCGCGTCTACGCCCAGCCGCTTACTATGCGGCGGATATACAACAGTACCATGCCAGCGGATAGCGGCGCCACTAAGGCCGTGCTTGGCCAGAATCGCTACCTCATGTCCATCGGCCTTAAGGCGTGCTGTAATATCCCGCGCCTGACGCCCGTAAGCCGTGGTGTCCCACGGCGCATCAGTCCAGAGCAACCAGCGCATCAGTCATCGTCCTTTCGGTAAACGGGCATATCTACCGCTTTGGCCTGATCCTGTTCTAGCTCTGTGATGCGTTGTTGTTGCTCGTTATGCCTCACCACAATAGCCTGCACCGCCTGCTGTGCTTGGACATGCTGCTGGCGCGTGAGGGACACCTGTGATACAATATTGTCTATAAGTTGTACTGCTTGCTCAAAGTCCATTTTAAACCTCCAAGGGTTTCAATTTCTTAAATAATCAATACTAATATCTATGATTTGTCGATATTCATTTAGGCTATCCTGGCGCTCGGCGATGCGATTCTCAATATGCGCCCGCCCGATACAGCAGCAGGCGTCATCATAGCCGTTAAAGCAGTCGATCACGGCCTCGGCTAGCTCATCCGCGCCGTCGCCCCCGTAGGCGCCGGATGTAGTCGGGAATGACTGACCATAGCAGTCAAGTTGCACCGTAGATACACTGCGCCCGGTTGCCCGATCGTGCGTGCGGAAAATTGCGTCAGTGTCTGCGATGGGCACATGGTATACGATTAGCGGGTACGTGGCTTTCTCTGGGACGCGGTCTGGGTAAATACTTGCGCCCACGATGTCGGTCACACCAGAGCACGCACGTAGTCTGCGACTGACCATGGCGCGTAACGTCCCGCAAATCCCTACGACGGCGCTATCCGTAAACGAGTCAGTATCCTTTGTAGCCGTGATGCTGATGCTCTGAATGTCGACCGGGCACGTAAACGAGTAGTCCGCCGATGTCGTGCCCTGGCCCGCGTCGGGGTCAGGCGACCACGTCAGCGTCACGCCAGGCTCGCCCACGGGCGCAATCGTCGCCGTGAACGTATAGGTACCCGGCGCGTTAACCGTCGGCGCCGTGATCGTCACGCCAGTTAGAGTCATTCGCTGTAGTGGTTGTCCGAGAAGTTAGCGCCTAATGCCTGCGCTTGCGCTACAGTACAATCATAGGTCGCGGCGTCAGTAGCCGTCTCATACCAGTTATCGCACACGAGGCCGTCACACGTCGGTCCGCCAGCCTGATTAAAGTCGATAGCGTCAGTATAATCTATAAATGTGTTGGATTTATAGAGAAAGTTTTGCGGCGTCGCAGTTGATACATGCTCGATGCCGTTTATGTTATCCACGAAATGGCAGGCGACGACGTGGTTATGATCTGGGTTGTTGCTCGATGTGCTATCGAAAATAATACCGGCGTCAAAACCCTCGAATACGCAATTCTCGATACGATTATAAGATCCGGCCTGGAATTCGATACCATAATCATTACCCCACCAGTCCACGAAGCGGCAATTCTTAATGTAACAGAATCCGCCATTATAGGATCCGCCCTCCCCGTCGAAACACATTGCGCCCGCACTGTCGGAGCAGTCATCACTCTGGCCGCTGGCGGATGTGTTGCGTGTGACGAACTCTAGGCCGATGATAGCACAACTCTCCTGAATTATGATAGTCGGCCCGGAGTCATAAGAGGCGGCGGGATAGGTGCTGAAACTTACTTCACCCTGCTGCCATGGATTCGCGCCTAGGTCGCTAGCGATAATTGTGACCCCGCGCTTATTAACGGTGATAGCGCTAGTCGGGTTCTCGGTGCCCGGCATACGAACTATAATATCGCCGTTACCGCTAGTGGTGGCATTAATGCCTGCTTGAAGCGTGGCGAACGCCCGGTCTGGCCCGGTGCCATCATTGCTGTCGCTGCCATTAGTCGGATCCACGAAAAATACATCACCGGTCCGCGTGGGCGGCATAAATGACGTAGTAATGTCGTTTACCCAGTCCTGCGGATCCCTCATCTGAAAATACCTGCGCAGCCAGGCCGCCGTGCGGACTGACCCTGCGGTTGCTACTGTCATATCATATTCCTCCTAAAATTATACTTGCCGTTTCATCAGCTATCACCTGCGCAGCTTTACGCTCCGCATTTCTGACGCCCGGTCTAAAATGCGGGCTCGCCGGGATAGTGTACGTCGTCGAAAGCGCCAACGCCTTCCACATGTCCTCTTTAGTCTCCGCGAACTTGGCCCAGAAGAATCGCCGCTGACGGTCCGTGATGCGCTGGCGTGGCAAGCCGAACTCCTGGGCGAATACGTAAGGCAATGGCCCTTCAATCATGTGAACCTCGCGCGGCCCAACCTTCTGCACATGAACCGAGTTATACAATGCCTTGGTATCGATAAGGTCACGCGCCTGGATTTGGTCGCGCACGCTGTCGGCTAGTACCTCGCCGCCCGCCATCAATGCTGGCGTGACGGCCTTATCGCCTAACTTGCCCAGCTTACTAAGTTGGGCCGATAAATTATCTAATCCCTGTACCTCGGCCTGGCGTGCCATTATTCAATCCGCTCCAATTTTACATAGATGTGGTGAGATGTCGTTGAATTGCGCTTATATAGTTCCTCTACCGTCAGCGGGCCCGACTCAACCGACGCGCTGCCTCGCGTAAATACAATGTTCGTAATCCGATCCTCCTCTTGGATATCAGTGCCGGACGGCAGCATAAGGAACGGCTCCTCTAGCATCTGTAGCCCCGCGCCCTCATCCGCGATACGCTCTTGGTCCTCGACGTAGCGACATGAGAACGATCCAAGGTTTGAATACGTCCGCGTCGGCTCGCCCGTAAACGATGCATAAGATAGGCTCCCGCGCTGAATAATACAGGTGTGGATGTAATGGCGTAATAGGTGAATAGGCGTCGTCATTGATAGTCAATCTCGATCTTCTGGTTGATGTCTTCGATGTCACGGCGGCTGATTACGTCAAATGACGCGCGCTTGACACCCCCCCCCGCGATTTCCGCTAGGTAGCCAGAGCAATCCATGGCCTCAGCCTGCTGCCCATAGAGGGACGCGCGTAGAGCGAACCCCTCTTTGCCCATATAGGCTACGCGCCACTCGCCCGCCACGTCCTCAGATTTAGTCTGTCGCTCGCTGACCGTGACCATATGCGCGGCGACTAGGGCGGCGATCTCGCAATAGGCGTCATTGCCGCCGCAGTCGCTAAGTTCGCCGATTAGCGGCTCAGTGTAGAAGTACGCCTGATTGATGCGCAGGTTCAATTGCGCATCCGTGAGATTTGTCCCTGTAGGCGCGAGTATATCCGAGATATAGCTGGCGTCCACGCCGGAGCATAGCGCGGCGAACGTGGCGTTGATCGTCGCCATTACAGCGCCTCGAATTTCTCGCGGTTGGCGATATATTCCTCTTCGGGAATTTCGCCTTCCATACCGGGCTTCAGGACAGTGGCTGGTTGACCGTCTTTTCCCTCGCCGGTTACATGCGTGCCGACTAGCACGCGGACCTTAACCTTCTTACTCGTTGCCATATCTACCTCCTAGGGTTATTTAGCAACTGGTCACGTGGGCGATGCCCGCGTTGCCAGCATAATCAGTCTTCAGTCGGGCGACTCCGGCCCACATCACTGCAAAGTAAACACGGCTCTGATCCGGCGCCTCCCAGCGCATATTCTCCATGCCCATCGCGACCAACAGGTCGATCACGTTGGCTTCCGGCTGATACCACACCATTTCTCCGGCTGGCATTAAGTCGTTGACCTTCACAAAATTGATAAAGGGTAGGTTCTCAATCACCTGCAAGGCGCTCATGCCCGTGCCGTCGGTGTAACGATTTAGCATCTCGATATACTGTGTGTTGGCGATATAGACATTAAATGGGCCATAGTAGCGATTGCCGGAGAGGGTTGTGAATACGCCCAGGAATGTATCTAGGATATTACTGATGGTCCCGAAGTCGCCGCCACCAAACGCGGCGGCAGTGCCCGTGGTACGCGCTGCTAGTGTACGCAGGCCAGGGATCGTATTGCCGCCCACATTAACATCGGTGTTGCCGTTGATAATCGTGTCCTCAACCTTCTCGACGACGGCGACGGTGGCCTCCTCGGCCTCGGTGGTTTCGATGGGGCGGCCATTTAGGCTGTAGGTTTCTAGCTCGCGTCGCCCGAAATCGTAGGTCGTGTGGATGATCGGGACGGGCACCGCGTAGTATTTCGTGTCCGTGCGGTCACTGTCTACTGCGCTACCGAATTCCAACGTCACATCAGCCTCGATGCGTTCGGAGCTGACGCCCCACTCGCTCTCATATGCGCCGATGGGCCAGTCGCGCTCCAGGTTGGCAGGTGGTCCAGCTAGGTCGTCGAGTACATTAATGCGCTGGCTAACGCGGCGGGCGATAGCCTTGTCTAACTGGCTCCAATCTTTCTCATTTAGATAAGCATTCCGAGTCAGATCGCCCTTAGCGTTGCAGGCGAGTCCATTGGCATTGAAGTACTCTGGCCGCCATACATGGTCCAGGATGCTTTGGCGTGCCAGCGCCCAAGCATTCGCGGTGCTGAAAATACCTTTAGTCGTTTTCGCTCTCATGTCTCCTCCTCAGATAATCCGTACTTTGATGCGGGCGTACGTGGTTTCGCCAGAGTTATCGACGTCCTCGGCGGGGATACCCACGATTTCGTTATCCTGCAAATCTGTGCCCGACGCAACCAACACACCGCCCGCGCCATCACTCACAAGCTGGCTGACGCCCTCGACGGCGGTTGCACTGCCCGACGCGCTACCTAACAACATTAGGCATACGTCGCCCGGCGTCGCCTGGATGTAGCGCACGCTCTCGCCGGCCTTATAGTAGATGTCGATGGCGGCGGACGTGGGCGACGCGGCGGTGTTCGGGTAGTGACTCTCAAGTGCCACGAGTTTACCAGGTAAGAAACTACCGCGCGTTGGGTGCGCAATCAGGCTGCCGCTGTTATTTTTTAGCAGCATGCCCGGCAGGCAGCGAAACGAACTCGACCCGCGCATTTCCAATTGGACGCGGTCATGAGCATCCGCCGACTGTACTAAAATCCTATGTTCCGTAGTCGTCCTTGCCATTATTCACCCTCCTCGCGCCCAAACGGATCGGGGCGCTTATATTCATGCACACCTTCGGTCGTGTTAACCTCCAGCTTATTCGCCATGCCGCGCCCGCTGTAGTCGGGCGTACGCGCGTTTCTCTGGACGGCTTGCGCGGCCAGCTGTTCAATTACGTCATCCGGTAGCACGCCCAGGGCCTCGGTCTCCATGTCGCTGTTGGCTACTATCGCCTCAAGCCACCCCTGGCGTTTCTCGGCGCGCTCACGCCGCGCGTTGACTAGAATCTCGGCGGCCTTTTCGGGACCGCCAACAGCCTCGGCAGCTTCGGTCAGCGCCGTGCATGCATTGGCCATCGGCGGCTCTTCCTCTTCCATCCCTCCGCCGGCGGAGCCCGCCAGCGCTTCAATCAGCGACGTGAGTTTGTTAACGACGCCGTGCGGCAACGCGGTTAGCGCATCTAGCTCGTTATCGGTGAAGCTCACGCCGTACTCCTCCCCCAGTGTTCTGAATTCCTGTACTTCCATATCCCCCTCCGTATTGCCGTGTTCCTCATTAGTCACGGCGTGATTAGGTCTCAATCCCAAGGCGCGGAGTATGCGAACGACTGCATTAACACTGACATTCTCCTCCTCGCCCATATCAAACTCGTCCTCAAGTAACCGGCGCGCGACCGCTTCCGCGCTCTCATATGTAGCCTGCGGTATATCCGCCTGCTGCCCGCGCCCGCTGATAACGGCCATGAGCGCATTCTCATTTAGCGCGCCGCCTGGCTCGACGACTGGGAAAAACGATAACTCCCCGAACGTCTCGGCCTCCGGGTCGCCCAGCAGGCTGCCGCGCGCGATCTGATTGCGTTGCGCCTCAGTTAATTCCTCAACGGTATCTATACCGAAGTTATAATCCTCAAGGTCTGGCGCGCTCCACTCCTCGCTCGTAGTGCCGTTGTATGACGGCGTGCGCGCCTCACTTAATAGATTCGCTGCGTCAACTTTCACATTATCCCTCCTATTTGCCTCGCAAGTTCTCTGTGCCCAGTTGCCGCCCCATCCTAGCCATGCGACGTATCCCGCGTCGCGCCACGGCTCGCCCTCGAATTCAGCGGCGACCTCGGCGTTCTCCTCATGCCGTGCAAATGCGGCCATGCGACACACGGTATCTAGTGACAACGGTTCATTATTTGCCAGTTGGTTGGCGCGCGCCCACCCTACGCGCGTCATGCCTCGTATCTCGTCGGGATGTTCCTCTCGCCAGCGCAATACGCGCTTGGCGTTATTACGGGCCGACTCCGGCGCGCGGAACGTCTCCTGATTGACGCGCGGCGCTCCGCAGCCGTCAGCCCAAGAGCACGCGCCTGTCTCGTTGAGGAGCATCGCTAGGTGGTCCGGCTTTAGGTCGCGGGCCACGCCTTCGTAGTCCTGCCCGTTATAGGTCCCGCCCTGGCTATCAAGCTCGCGCCAGTAACCAGTGGACACCTCGACGGGCTCGCCCCTGCGTAGGCGGCGGAGTAGCTCGCGGCCATCGGCGGTTTGTTGCGCCAGCTCTACGTCGATCCAAGCTTCGCCCTTGATAGCACCGTCGTCGAGGTAGGTGCGGTAGAAGTCGCCGACCTGCCATAGCTCCAGCGTGCGCGGATCATTGGCGCTGATAAACGCCTCGCCCTGCTGTGGATGGCCTAGCGTGACGGGCCGCCCGTCCCAAGACCCGAACCCGCGCTCCAGCTCCTCAAAGGGAACGAACTCACCATTGAGTACCGCGTCGCCCTTGATGGCTACGACGGGCGCAACTAAGAACTCGCGACCGCGCAGGCGGTCTGTGCGGACCTTAGCATTAACGGTATTACATGTAAAGAGCATAAATTCTCACTTCTCCACAATCTCTCGGCTACCTATGGTATCAATTTCATAGTGGTAGCCAAACGTTGTTACGACAGCATCGTGCGTATAGGTATCATTCCCATCGCTCGGATCACGCCATAGCCTGAGCCCGATTTGCGCGCCAATGATTAAACTCCCGCCGCCAATAGTGCCCATATCTAGGCGCGTCTCTTGCCACGCACTGCCCGGCGCGGCCTGGGCTTGTGTCAGCGCCCCGCTACCAAAAAGTGTGCCTGACTCAAACATATAATAATCAATATTCCACTGGACGCTCCCGCTGTCACCTGTAGTAGGTGCCCAGTGGATGTGTGGTACTATATCGGCGTTTTGCTTGGCCTCATGCGGGTGCTCTGACCACGCGCTGACCTCTTCAGTAGTGTTCACGCCATCAAACGCTACAACCTCGATGTTAGTCCCGTTAATATCCGTGAGATCTGGCGCACCCGCGCCCTTTGTAAACTGCGCTGGGTCAAAATTCTTATCGCGCCATACGGTTGCGCTGCCATAGGCCGCATACGTCCCGTCGGGCTCGAATTGCGAGTAACTTGTGCCACCCGCAATATCGCCAAACGCTTGGTTTCCGTCCAGCGCGACTAAAATCACGCCAACAGACGGGTTTTTACGAGTTACTTTACCGATGCGCACTGTGAAGTTTGGCGCATCCGGTTGCGAGTTACGCAAGCCGCCCGCCGTGGACTCGCTCAAGTAGAGCGTATCGCCCTCGGCATAGGCGTTGGTATTCAGCCCTCGTACAAGGCCAGCGACCGTGATGTATCCATCAGTGTTATTCTCGATGTCCGCCGTCGCAACGCCAAGGATATTACTCGTCGTCGCGCCATTCGCCTGCGCCTTAGCAACCGTTGGTCGGTTGCCAGTTGCGCCGGTAATGTAAACAACGCTGCCATTCTCGATAGTCGCCCCGGTATCATTCCTGGCCTTGACATGCATCTCTTGCCCTACCTGCACCACGACGTCAGAGACGTCCGTCATCACGGCTAGCGTGTTGGCATTGTCATCCCAGTATACACGCCCCTCAACGTGAGGCGGCGCGTTAATCTCGGTATCGAGTTGTAGCTGGCGGATCTCGATAACACGAACACCGTTGTCGACTGACATTACAACGCCCCCTCTTCAATTAGCGTCATCTCTGCGCCGTAAGTCGCTTGCCCTGTATTTTCCCACGCCCATATGATTGCATCACCACGACGCGGTGTGACATTGAAGTCATTTTCATCTAGGACGCGGCTTGTAATACCACCCATATCGCCAGAATAAAGTACGGCGTCATAGTCCGCGCCCGTGCGGTGATCCAGCGTAATCGTAAGTGTATCGCCCTGCTGACCCGCAGCGTCTAGGTGGATCGTGAATGACTTGAACGCGGCGGCTTGGTCTAGTGCGCCCGTCGTGTCTGACATCGCGGCAGAGCCCGTGGTCGTGTATTTGTGGATTACACCGCCGCCTATTTGACTGACTTGCTCAGTTGCCATTATCCCTCCCAACAAAAAAAGAGGCCGTCCCCGCGTATGCGGGAATCGGCCTCCAAGGGCTTCGGTTTATTTAGCTACATTTACATTGTACCATACACGCCTACGATTGTCAAATTACCCCCCCCCCTATTCATATCACTGCACTCCCCAGGTGCTCCTCTACGTCATCGACTAAATCCCGCCACCGTATCCGCAGTAACTCGCGGCCTAAGTCACGCGCGCGCTGGCCGTTGCGGTCCTTAAACTCAATATACGGTATACCGCAATGCACCACGACGCGCGCGCAGGTGCAGCCGTCGAGACGGATCATGCCGTCCGCGCGGATGTGGGCGTGTTCGATGGCTGTTGCGCGGCCGTCAGTCATTAGAAATTCCCTCGCTTATCCATACGCGTGCGCTCCAAACGACAGTCACAATTCCAGCCACCACACTCTAGCACTTGTGTTTGCGGTAGCCATCCCGACCTCAGCCACTCGCGGCCCGTATGCACCTGGCCGTCAAGGCGTAGGCAGTCTGCGCAGTGCTCGATTGTACCCCCTAGCCGCCAAACATAGTTTGCTTCCAGGTCGCTACGTACTGTCGCCTGATTCGCCAGCGCCATGGCGCTCATTAACCACAGTGTCACGCGCGCAGCCAGGGCTCCGGGTTTTACGTCACCCTCATCGTCTTCAAAGTTGCCCGCATATATATCCTCCTTGAGACGCGGAACAGAATCCAGGTTGACCTGCTGGTATTTCTGAATCTCTAGCCAGTCATCATTATTAAGTTCTTGTATAGGCTTACCTGACGCACGGAGGTACAGCGCCAGCGAGACGCTACCGATAAGTGCGGTTAGCTCGTCCTCAAACTCCTCTTCTGTGATTTCGCCCTCGGCGGCGCGCTCGGCTAGGTCGGCCAGGTTGTCGCTATAGCCCGCCAACACCTCGTCGGCGCTGGCGTTTCCCGTCGTAGGGACAAATGGATCGACTTGGTTAACGCGCACCTGTAGGGCAATCTCATCCCGCTCCGGCTCCGGCGGTAGTCCTAACAGCTCGCGGTCCTCCTCGCGTGTAGATGGGTAGGAAACTAACGGATCGCGGGATAGCGTTTGTCTTGCCTCCGCGCGCGCCCTGATAATCTCGGCTTGCTCTTCATCGCTCATATCAATGATTGACGGCCAGCGCCAGGCGTCAGAGTCCTCATCATAGGTCCCGACATCGTAGCTATCGGGCGGCTCTGGTAACGCGCCTATCCCGATAAGGCGATCAATGAATGGCCGCAGGATGTTTGGCTCGGCATGCGTCTCCTGTCGCTGCGCAATGTGGCCCGCCCACTGGCGCGTGTCCTCGCGCGCGCTCGCTAATTCACCCGCTGCGCTGCCGGTGAGGATGCGTTTAGGAATACGGGTTGCGGAACTTATGAGGTCCAGCTCACTATCAATATTTCCAGAGACGTCTGGCACGTTCTCTTGGCCGACATCCATCACATCCATGTTGCCATAGCCGACTTTAATAAGGCGCATCATGCCATCAGCGTACTCCTGGATTGCGTCTAGGAAGTCGTCATTGTCAGTCGTTAGTTTATATCCCTCACCTGGCTTAATTACGAGGCCCTTACGCATATTAAGCCACGCGGCCTCGGCGGCACCGCCGTGGTATTTGAGTAGGTCCACGAGATACATCAGGCATGATTCGAGGCGCGGCGTCCCATAGACCTCTGAGGTATCGCGATTCTCGGCAATGTGCAAGATGCGCGTCCAGTGGTAAACACCCAGCTCGCTATCACTGTCGCCCGCGGCCAGGCGGATTTTATAGCGCTCTGGGAGACCATAGCGGGCGCTACGTCGGTCTTTATTCCACTCAATATTAACAACGTCGCCTTCCCAGAACGGGCGCAGATATAGGATGTCGTCGGCGCCTGCCTGCTCTAGCGGGTCTGCACTGCCCTCACCCTCGGCTAACGCCGTGCCGACGATCACGCCGCCATACGACCCGATACCGCTAATACGATCCGCACGACTTAGGACAGACCATGCGCGCAGGCGCTCAGATAGCTCACCCCATGCTCTGACAAACTCGGTATTAACTTCGCCGCCTTCTGTGATAGCAGGCGGACGCTTCCAGGTATCATCGGCAGGCAGCGAGACAATGGCATGCGCGATGCCACCCTGGCGATACCAGAGATAGTAGATGTCCTCATCGGGCGACTTGTAATATCCCAGCGTGCCGAAATAGTCACGCTGTAGCCCATGCCCGTAAATGCCGTTGAGGTACTGCTGATATACGCGGCGGAATGAGTGTTCTAAGTTGGCAACTAACTCGCGCGCCCGCGCCTCCTCATGTGTAAGTTCTTCTACTACCATAATCTGGTTACCTCCTTAAGTTCGCCGCTATCCAACAGCAACTCCGTCGCCGCCCATACCAGCGCATCGAGGCGGTTTGGGCTCGCGTTGCCCGGCTCCCACTGGCATAGCTCATCCTCTAGCGCATCGAAGGCGCCCACGTGATGCGCACGCCCTTGCTCGTACAGCGCGGCTACCGGATCTGCTCTTACTGCCTTGCCGCGACTGGCGTGAACCAACTTCACGGGCACGCGGCCGTCAATGGTCGCAATCGTAGACGCTACCATGTCGCCACCATAGTTCGCCTCAGCCACCACGAGGTCGGCCTTCGCCTTGTGGTACAGCGTCACGACGGCGGAGGCCCACTCGTTGGGCGTGCCGTGCAGCGTTGCATCCCCCAGGACATAGATTGCGTCGCCGTGCCGACCGGCGGCGATCACGCCCTGTGCATCGCCTGACTTGCTACCCGATGGGTCCACACCCACCACGAGGCGTTCTAATCGTGGTGCCTCGGTAAGGCGCGTGCTGTCAATCCACTCGCGCTTCCAGAGCGCGCTAGGGTTGTCGGTGAGGAAATCCGCCTCGTACTCCTGGCGAAAGATGCGATGTAGCATCGTGCGTTTCGCGGCCTCGATCTCGTCGGGATCAATGTACGGGTTGTCGTAGGTGCTGAATCGCCACGACTGCCAGTCGGGATAGTCCGGATCCTGACCGCGCAGCCATAACTCGCGGAACCAATTAAGGCCGTGCGGCGTGCTGATAAACAACGCGCCACCCTTGCGGTCTGAGAGTGCTGGCCTGAGCGCCTCGCGCCATGCCTCGGCCTTCATATAGGCGCATTCGTCCAGCACAACGAAGTTCAGGCCCTCACTACGCAGTGACTGCGGGTCGTCGGCGCTGCGCACTTGCACACTACCGCCCGTCGGGAATTCGACTTGACGGTCAACGATGCGCACGCGCGCGCCAGGGAACTGCTGCGCCAACAGGCGGATCCCGCGCCAACCGACTGCGCCGAGTTTATACGACGGCGCGACCCACCAGGCGCGGCCGCCCTCTAGTCCGACTTTGTAGCACAGCGCCTCGCCGAGGTAGCTCTTGCCGAAACGGCGCCCGCAGGCTAAGACCTTGAACCGCGCCGGATGCAACGCGACTTCGCGTTGTGCGGCGTGTAGCGGCGGTAAGGTGACATTAATCGCCATCATTGTCTCCCGGCCAGCGGATAACGATGTCGCCAAGGTCAATGGCGTGTTGGTCTGGAGCGTCCAGGCCCAGGTAGCGCGCCCTGCGGTCCATGATCTTGAGTACGCGGTCGACGGCCTTGTAGTCGCCGTGAACGTAGGCATCCTCCCAGAGCGACTTTAGCAAGTTATCCAGGCGCTCCAGCTCCAGTTGGCGCACGTCCTCGGCGGCGTCGTTGATCTCCGTGCGCAGTTTCTCAAGTTCGCGCTTCACGTCCTTATAGGCATAGCGTTGATCCCAGCCGTTAGGTAGACGGCCCTTGAATTGTCGCTCCATGGCACGCGCGATCTCTGGATACGACGCGCCACCACGACGTAGGCGCAGGACGTGCTCGCGCCGCTCGGCGGTTTCGAGTAAGTCGGACGTGGTGCGTGCCTTGTTCGGGTTAGACATCTCTTACCTGCCCATGTTTACCGCACGCGCCATCGTAAACGCAACGCGCCTCATGCGAGTCAAGCGCTGGACCAACATACTCGAATGTAATCGGCATGCGCTTGGGTATACGCCCAGAGAACCACTTGCCGCGCGCATGCGACGTTGTGCTGTGACGCGATCCCCTCCGCCTAAGCGCAGGCTTACTCTTCATGCGCCACTTTAGAGACTTGGCTCGACTGGCTATCACGCCAGGATGACTGGAGCGCGAATAATACCGCAGCCCGATACCGCGCAACACACTGCCCATATAGTGACTCAGCGCATTGCCAATCCCGACGCCCTGGAAGTCGGGAAGGCATACCAAGCGATGCTCGCGGCGGATGTGGTCTGTATCAGGATGCGGGAAATTAAGCACGGAGACAAACGCCACGGGCGAATCGCGCCAGAACGCGACGTAGAACCGCGATCCCGTATTTAACTCCGCGCTTAAATAGTGATGCTTCCTGAATAGTTGCCAAGCACTGTGATGCACGCGCTTAACCTCCAGCTCGATGAGCGGGCGTCGGTGAAGATACCTCCCGCTATAAAATTCATTGGTGTGCGGCTGATATACCCAGTCCGGCTCAAGCCAGTCCAGGATGTCGTAATGACAACTGACGGCGATGAACTTCTGGCCGCGACGACGCACCGTCTTAGCTATAGCCGCGCTTCCAATTTGCGCCACGGTGCGATCAACGACGCTGGTAAACTCATCAACCACGGCCATGTCCTTATTCTCCGCCAGCGTGCGCGCTATCGTAACGCGAAATTGCTCGCCCGTGCTCAGTACGCGGTAAGGTCGCACCCATGACGGCGGCGAAGAGAACCCCACACTGCTAAGCAGGCGCGTTATTTCCTTAACACTGATGTCCTGCGGGAACGCATCTAATACGCTTTTCCCTGCGGGCCAATCCAGCTCGCCCGCTATATAGTCACCGAATAACTCACGTGCTACCGTAGTCTTCCCACTCCCCGACGGCCCAACAATCGCACCGACGCGCCAGTCCTGCGGTAAGTCAAACTCGACGCGCCACGTCTCGCGGCTGCGCTCCGAGGGCGGGACATCGAACAACCCTTCGAGTTGCATCACACGCGGCGTGCGCTCAACCCTAACTTCTCTTACGATATTAGCGCTTGGCACGCTATGCCCTCCTCACCGAATCGCTTCAGTAGCTCAAGTTGCTCTTCTTCCGACTGGCACTCTATGAGTATCAGCCACTGCTCTGGTACGATGTCCACGCCGCCAACCAACCCATCCTCCAGCGGCCCATCGCCCTCTAATCCTAAGTCGAATTCTAATTCCTTCTCCGTCCACAGTCCGGCTAGTAACTCCTCATCGGCCTCGCGGATGTCGGCTAACACATCCACGTCCCAGTCGAGTGACACCTCGCCCGTGCGGTTGTCGAGTAACGCCAGCCTGATGGCCTCGCGGCTACCGGCCTCGATGTCATCGCGCTGCACGATCACGACTTGCCGCCCGTCGGTGTGGACTACAACAGCGTCTTCGATACCGGCGTCAACGAGCGCCTGCTGCGTCTTGTTGCCGGCCAGCACCACGCCGTCGCGGGACACCACAAGAGAGCGACCCGCGCCCACCTCGCTGATGCTTTTCTCTAGCAGTTGGCTACCGCGCTCCGTGCCTTGATTGGCGTTATTCGGATCGGGCGGGAAGTCGGTTATGCGGCGGCGCTCGATCTGCTCAGTCATGCGCTGGCTCCCGCATGATCGGGCGCTTGAACGTATAGCGCAGCGCATAGCCACGTTTCCGCTCTATAGTGCTGACGGCTACCAACTCCCAACCATGACGGCCAGCGTCGCTGAGGAACTCAATGTCGTCAGCGGACTTCAGCATGTGCTTGCCGGTGTATTGCAGATACTCCCATTGCTGTGGCGCGGCAATCATTTGTGCTTGCATTGGCATACAATCATCCTTCCCACTGCTCGCGCAGGATGCGCAAATCATCCTGCAGTGCTCTGATAATCGCATCCGTATGTTTCGTCATGTGCTCAAGTTGGCCCTCTAGCCGCATGGCATACGCGCGGTAGAACTCGCCGTCCTTGGCGCTGGTGTCCGGCGTGGTCGCGCGGCGGTCCCAGGCGGCCCAGGCTGCGTCTATGTGACCATGGACGGCGGTCTTAACATTGCGCCCGCGGCACCGCACGTAAATCAGGCCCGGTACACCGTCGGCGCATGCTGCCTCTCCGCAGAACGGGCAGCGTTTATGTGGCGGCCATTGCTCGGCGGCGGGTATGATGTCCTGGTCTACGCGGGAGAATCGTATTAAGAAATCCGACGGCCCTATACTGTAACTGAGGCCCTCGAATCCAATAGGGCCATCTAACGGCCTTACCTTAATCCTTCCTTCGTCCACATGGAGAACTTTAACGATGCCGCCCTCTTCATTCATCCACACTTGCCCAACTTCGACTCTACCCATTAATCATCCCTCCGTAGCATCCATACTCCCGCATCACGTCCCGATACTTCCCGCAGCGCTCGGCGCATAGTCCGCCGCGATAGACGCATAGCGGGACCATGTGCGCCTGTAGCGCCTTGTCCGCATCACCCATCGCCTCGCGGACCGCCTCCCAGACTATCCGCGTATCCACCCATGCGCGGTGACATAGGCGCATATGGCTAATATTGATAATGGCCTGCGCGTTGGCCCAGGCGCAAAGGTCGCGTAACTGTGGATAGGCCGCATCATGCCTAACGCGGTCCGGGCGCTGGGTGCGAACAAACCACTCGACGCCGATCTTGTGGCGCACGAGGTGCGTATGTACGCGGTTGGTTACGCCGTGGATCTCAATCCAGAACATCTGCGTCCGGATCGGGCTGTGGCCTAGCGCGTAGGCGTGTACTGGGTCCATATCCACGTCGTGGTAGGTCGTGGCGCTAAAGGCGTGCATCATAAGGCTGTAAGGCGTGCATTTGTCAATCGTTACATTCAAATTTCCCTCCTTATATCCTCATTGTACCATAATCCATCTATGACTTCAACTTTTCGCCTTCCGGCGCGCCTCCCGGCGATGCTGGCGGCGCATGTGTCGCCGTAGTCGCCAGCGCTTACGCTTGGGCGGGCGCCTACGGGAGCGGGATTTGCCCATTAGCTATCGCCGTCACAACTAACATAATCAGCGCCGCGACCAGGAGTGTAATTAAAATGCCCTCGACTATATTCAAGGCGCGCTTGAATATAGAGACTGTGGGCTGCATATCCGCCACCATGGCCTCTAACTCGTCAACGCGGATATTTGTGCACTTGTTGGCGTCCTGCAAGTGCCCGATGACGCGCGTTAAGTCACCGCGCAGCTCCTCGATAGCGCGCTCGTTGGCAGCAAAACCTGACTGTACCAGGGTCTCTAGCCGCGTTAAACGACGCTCCGTGCCCAGGTCGCCGGTTTGCGGGAGTGCTGGCGGCGGCGTGCCCATATTAGCTCCTGTCGTCCCGCACCAGGGCGTTGACCTCATCCGCGCCGATATGCTCCATGAGCACGTCAACCGGATTTAGCCAGCCGTCGCCACTCAGCCACTCACGAGTATAGGCGCGGCTGCGCATGTCTAGGTGTAGGTGGTCGCCTGTGCGCCAGTCGGCAAATGCGCCTAGCTTATCGCCTGGCCCGACGTGCTCGCCTACACGAACCACTGGTGTGATGTGTGCATAGCGCATCCACAGGTCTGGCGCGTGCCGAACCACAACCATACCGACGCCCGACCAGTTATCGGTTACGTAGGCGACGTGGCCGGATGTGATCGCATAGACACTGAGGCCCAGCGTGCGCTCAATGTCACCACGCCCGCCGATCTCTAGGTTGATGTCGATGCCGGTGTGGACGGCTGGGTTGTGGAATTGCGCAACGTACCACAGTCGGGCCGGATAGTCCCACACAGGCACCGGCAGGACCCACCGTGACTGCTGCTCTAGCTCGCGTTGGTATTGCCATAGCTCACAGAGTTTTTCTAGTTGTTCGCCTAACCGTTGGTCCATTATTCCTCCAGTGCGCCATACCAGCGCAGGACATCCTCGGCGCGGTGGATAATAGGGATTGTGCCGCTGTCGTGGTTGAGCTGCTGTTGATCTGAGATCGGCGCGCCAGGGCGTTTTACCTCAAAGACTTGCCATTGCCCGCGCCAGTATACGAGAAGGTCGCCAGGACATTGCGAGTCCGGGACCGTGCTGATATCATATACGCCAGCACCGCACTGGCGCAATGCATCCTCAATCACGGACTGGTTACGGTCGCGGCGGGCGTGCCAGTGCGGGCGGCCCATCATTCCTCTACATCGCCGATATAGTCAACGTGTACATCGCCGATATAGTCAACGTGAGCATGCTCGCCGGCGACCGAGTAGATATGAAGCTCCTCTGACAGATTGACGCCGCCCATGCCAACATTTCCACTTGTGCTAATGGTTGTCTCTGGAGAACTATTGAATATCAGTTCATCCGAGTCATTCGAATAAATATAAATAAGATCTTCAGACTCCTCAAATGAAACGCTGGCGTCCTCAATGCTCCACACAGGCGGCCATACAATGTCGTATCCTTGCGTGCTGTCCTCTTCGCTCTCCTTGGCGTCCAAAGAGAACGGGACCAATGCGGATAGCGCGCACAATCCGACCGATTTTAAGAATTTTCTACGATTCATTACTTCGCCCCTCATTACTTCACCCCAATTCATCGATTGCCTTTCCGCAATACGGACAGAAGTTCGCGGCAGTCTCTGGTGTAGCGGCGGCGCTATCAAATGCGCCACTATCACGCCATGTGATATCATCACTAGTGATATTATAGATCCATAGCATAATGAAACATTTCCCACATGACGGGCACTGGATAAGAGGGAATATATGCGAGAGGTAAATCCCAGCCTCAGTCTTGCCTTTACTTACCCATGCGGCAGTCATTACTCCTCCTCGTATGCCGCTGCGTCATTCTCGATAGCGCGCGCCATGCATACGTTACAGATAAGTTTCCCGTCGTGGTAACTATCGGTGTCCACCACGGACAGTGGGAGATCGGCGTGCTTGCAGATAAAACAGCGCTTCTCGTCACCGTAACGTTCGCGTTCTTCAGTCATAATTCAGAGAGGCGGGAGCAGCGGAGCTCCGCGCAAAGGAGGTGGGCCGATGTCTGCCCGTAAAAACGCAGTTCTCCACCCGCTCCCACACTCTCTTACTCCCGTCGCCGCGTGATTAAATAGGCGCTCTGATTAGCGATTAGCGCCTCGATAGCCAAAAACAGCAAGCCCAACGCGCCGTCACGGGTGCATCTCACAGATTCTAGTACCTCGGCGCAGGCCAGGCCAAAAACGACCGCGCTCACAATGAGAATGAGCGCGCCCATAACGAGTTGTTTGTAGCCGGACGTTAGTCGCTCGAATTGCTCACGTAGTCCAGGAATGTAGGAGAACGCCAGCGATAACGCAACGCCTGCGATTGATGCCAATTGCTCTGAAGTCATACACACCTCCTTCGTTGGTTTACACCCTCAGTATACCATAGTTGTCAAGGGAGTGCAAATAAAAACGGGCGCGTGACGTGAATCACACGCGCCCTGGCGCCGGTTAGAAGTCAGCTAACTGAGTAGGTCCGGCGGAACGTATGCCCAGTGGGTGTAGCGACACGCCCGCAGTAACCGCGCCATATCCCCCTGGAATGGACCGGCACAATGCCCTGCCCCTTTGCGTCGGTACACGATAATTCCCGCGTCGTAGTCCGGCATCGCCTCGTCCCACGTATGAAAGAATACAGCCCTGGATGTAAGTAGCGCCGTGTTTTTCTGGTCACGGCGGCGCAACTCCTCATTTTCGCGGACGAGACCCTCGACAAACTCGACGTGCTCTGGGAATAATACACGTATCAACCGAGTCTTCAGCCAAGTCTTGATACATACCCTCCACATATCATACCTCCTTATCCTTGAATACATGCTCTATCGACTTCCAAAACCCTACGGCGTTCGCCGCCCACGGGTTTGTCACCAGTCTGCTATTGGGATGCCATGCCCGTAACCGCGTCAATATCGCCGATGCGCCACCGCCGCTCACAAGGTGATGTCTGACGCTGGCGCGGTCACTCACCTTGTTGTCTAACTCGGCGATAACTAGCGTGCTAAGCGTGTCTAGCGCGGCGTTAATCGTTTTTACCGCGCTGACCTCCTTATCGTAAACCGTGAACGTCTGACGGCGACCGACTAGGGCCGCCTCGGCGCCCGCGTAGTCCAGGCGGCGCCCGTGGTCGCTGGCGAACACTTGTATTGAGCGCACGATGTCGCTCATGCCGTGCTCGATGCTGCCAGACGAATCGCCGACATAGCGCACACCAGCGCCTTCGTAATGGTCCACGGTCGCGAAGTCGGTTGTATACGTGCCGATGTCTGTTGCAACTGTTCGCCCGCGCAGTGGATGCGACTGGCCCTCATCGTCTACTGTGACGCTGAAGTAGCTCCCGACCGGCTGTGGCAGAATTAGCGGGATAGCTACGCGTACATCGTGCTCCGTACCGTTATACGTGAATCGATAGCGGCCCTCAAGGTCGCGGCGCGCCGCTGCCTTATTTGCATCGTTATAATAGAGCGTTGGAAGTCCGACGCACAGCGCGACATCACCGCGTATGCCTAGCCTACCTAACGCGGTTAGCATCAGGACCCGCATGAGGTGCGCATCCCGGCGCTCACCGAAGTGCATCAGCGCATCGGTAGCGGCCTGCTCGCGTGCGTAGTCGCCGATAAACCACGACTGGTCGCCGAGCGCTAGGGTGTCGCCGCCGTTACCTAGCGTGAAGTGGATGTCGTGGGCGGGCGCGGCGGTGGACGGGAAGTGCACGAGGCGCTTGCCGTCGTATGCCTTGACGTAGCCGTTGCCGATGTCAAGGCCGACTTTAGTCGTTGTCATGGCTGACCTCCTCTGTCGGGCGCAGGCGCAATGTATCGCGCCAGTCAATACCCAACTCATCCAGTGGGATAGTAGTGGAGTAACTCACCTCACAGGCCCGCGCGTACCACGTCGACTGCGTCGCCCTCGGCCTCTTTGAGCACCACCACGCCCGCCCATCAGCATCAACCGACCATGCCACCGCGTCCTCCGGTGCCTCATCCCAGTCGGGTGCGTACTCGCCAAGCGGGTCCTGGCGCACCGTTACCATGCGGCAGCGGCAGTTCGTAAACGGCCAACCCGATACGCCAAGGCGGGTTGGCTCATCAGCTGCCCGGCGGTCCCACGCGGCCCAGGCTGCGTCCAGCCGGCTATAGACGGCGGTCTTGACATCACACCCGCCGCAGCGCACATAGGTCTGGCCTGGTATACCATCGGCGTATGCTGTTCCTCCGCAGAACGGACAGCGCTTATGCTCGTGCTCACCTAGTGGATTTGCGCTCTCCAGTGCTTCGATCATCGCAGCCTCGACCTCGTCAAGGCGCGTCTGGGCGCGGAGTAACTCAACGGCAGCCTTGCCTAGCCTAATATCTATACGCAGAGCGTAGTCCATAACCACGCTGATATTATGCGTTATGGCCCTCGCGTCTTGATCCTCCATTGAATCGGCCAAATCTAGAACAGCGTCCTTCATGTCGCCAGTATCGGCGCGCACTTTAGTCAGCGCCATTTGCGCGTCGGACATTGCGTTCTGTGTTGCGCTCATACCTAGGACCTCAGTCACCGCCCACCTCCCCGCGCGTACAGCCACGCCTCAGTCAGTTTGCACCAGCGGTAGGCCGCGCGCTCATCAGCCTCCCATCCGGCGGCGTCGCGACGCACCGTCTTCAGAAGGTCACGTAGCGCCCTAACATCACCGTCACGCTCGACAACGAGCGCCTCCTGCGCAGTGCGCTCGGCGGCGTTCTTGCCGTTGATATCGCCGTTCTCATATGCGACGGCGATGGCCATGGCCTCGGCGCGCTCTAACGCCTCCTCGACTTGCGCTAACTGGACATGCCCATCCTGCGCCGCCTTTATGGCGCGCTCATAATCTGTAGCTAGCTCCCTAATATAGTCGAGGGTCACACCCTCGGCAAGTTGTCCTTCTTTACTTAATACCACTCTTTGCTCCATCATTTCTCCTTATCCCTCCCACCCGCCCTATTTTAAGATTTACCTAAAATGGAATTACTCCGTCGTCTCCATAGTCTTTTTCGTAGTCGTTGTCATCTAGTTCCTCAGGTGGCCTCTTGCCACCCAGGAACTTGACGGTGTAGGCGCTGACCTCATACGAGGCGCGCGCCTGCCCATCGTTGCCGGTCCAGATACGCGGTCCGCCCGTGGACTTATCCGGCGTCAGGCGGCCATCGACTAGAACGAGGCTACCCTTACTCAGATACTGATTACATGTCTCTGCCTGGCGGTTCCATGCGCTGACGCGGAACCAGGTTGTCTCGTCCTGGCCCGTGTTGGCGGCCACGCTGAGCGTTGTGACAGGCGCACCCTGGGCGGTATAGCGAAGCTCAGGGTCGCGGCCTAAATAGCCTACGATTGTGATTTTACTATACATAATTCTCCTTTCGAGGGCGGGTTAACAGCCCGCCCTCGCATTGTAGTTCTCATCATCCACAGGTTTATTACCAGGCGGCCGGCGCATCTGCCGAAGCCTCATCAGGTTGGTTCTCGCCGTCACCCACATCCGGTCCGGCGGTGGGAGGTTGCGACATTACCGCCGCGTACTGGTCTAGCAACGAATGCGCAACCGCCTTACTGCCATCGAAGTCCTTCACACTCTCAACGTCCAGGGCCTCGTGAACTTGGTCGCGGCTGAGGCCGATCTTCTTCGCATATGCCCAGAACTTCTTACGCACATTGTCGTGTGTAATCCAGTGGGCCGGCTTGGACTTCGACTCCTGCCCTTCCTGTGGTGGAGGCGGCTGCTGCTGGCGTTTGTGTGGACGTCGGCGTTGCTGGTTACCTTGTGGCGCGCCGTCTGTGTCCTCATCAGACGCTAGTCCCAACATCGCCGTCAGTGCGTAGCGGCGCGCGTAGGTGATAGCCGCGCCGAACTGCTGAGCTGCGGACGACTTGCCGCTCAGCGTCGTCGGGACGATCTCTGTATGACACGTGAGTGTTTGCCCACTCTCGTGCATAAGGATTGTCACAAGGTCGCTGCTACCGACGACTAACTGCGCAAACGCCAGTCCGTGCTCCTTCAGGGTTGGGCGCACGGCCTCAACCACGCTGGCGAGGGTGGCGTACTTGTAATTATATCCACTAGCGTCTTTCCCGATGGTCGGGAACTCCGCCTGTGCCGCAATTAGCGCAGGTATGATCTTATCCCGTTCCGCACTAAACGGGCTCGACAGCATACTTATAACCTCGCCTGTATTCTCATCATATTGCATCATTCTACTCCTTTAGCAGCCCTTTAGCTGCCATAAACTCATCAACTGACCCGTGCTCCGCTCTTATAGTTCCTGCGGCTGGCGTATCCCCTAGTGCGTCATTATCCTCCAGCGTATCAAGCATCTTGTCGAGGGCGCGCGCAAACTTACTCGCGCTGGCGCTCTTAGCGCTAAACTGCGCCGCGAACTGGCGCGTGAAGTCGAGGGCCTGCATGCCGATATATTTCAGCGGCACCCCCTCGCTGTCGGCGTCAGTAATGTGAAAAACGAACACGCGCGCCGCGTTGCGACTAATATTAAAAACGTAGTTAATGCCGGTCGAGGTGTCAAATGCCTCAACCTGGCTAACGTCCAACTCCTTAAGATATCGCTCACTCTCTGTTACTATCAACATCCGTATTGCCTCCCTTTGTTCTCGCTTAGTTGTCTACAGTATACCTCGGCGTCACGCGAATATCTATGTCGAATGTCCATATCTCACGTGACGTTCGTCTCTATCTAGCGCTGCTCCATAAACGCCTCGCGAATGCGGACCATGTCCTCGCGGCGCATGTCCAGCAGTTGCGCCGACTCCGTGAACCAGAAGGGTACTTTTTTACCCTGGCCTAATCCGTACCTGTCCTTAAGGACCACGAGGATCCATAGCCGCTCGAACTCCTCTTGCGACAGTGACGGCGGGCGGGACATCCCGGCCCGATGCGGTCGCCAGATTGCCATGAGGCGGTCCGCGTTCTGCTCCGGCCCGCTAGTCCCATAGCTATCACCGGGCTGCGGCAGAGCGTTCGGGCGGGCGCGCAGTCGTTTGTCGCTCATCTGATGTGGAACGATGATCTCGGTCCGCAGGCGTAGGGCGCATAACTTTAGCTGGCGTAGGATCTCGGCGAGGTGGTAGTGCATCTCACTGCGGCCTGTGTCGCCCTTCACGAGGCCAAGGTAGTCCACGCCCCACATAGCGACGGGGTCCGGCCCACGCGCCTCACGCTCCATCGTGGCGATGATCTCGCTGATGTTCTGCGACGGGTATATCGAGATCGGGTACTCGCGGATCTCGCTGTGCCAGTAGTATAACCGGCGCAATTTATCATCCGGGACGTGCCCGCTCTCAGCTTCCCATGGCGTGATACCGGCGGCCTGTAATAGCGCGCGCTCCGCTAGGGAATCCTCGCTCATCTCCAGTGAGAATATCCCTACACGGCGGCCTGTCTTGGCGACATTGAGCAATGCCAGCCATAGGAACGCCGTCTTGCCGTCAGCGGGCAATCCGAGAACAACGGATAACTCGCCGCGTTGTGGATACCAACCACCTAGCGCACGGTTGAGGTTGGCCCAACCAGTGTTAATGCCGCGCGTCTCGGTGCGCAGGTCAATTGGATTCTTGATATTCTCCTCGATGCGCGCCAGTACACGGTTTGCGGACTCTCTGATCTCGACACCCTGGTCGCCCGGCGATGCCTCACGTAGGTTCGTAGCGGCGTTGTTCAGCGCCTCACCGATGGGCTTCTCGGCATTAAACGCATCGCGGCTCAACGCCTGCGCGGCGTCCAGCGCCCGACGGCGGAGGGTGTAGTCGCGCAGGCGGTCCTTGAGTTGCTGCGGATTAGCATGGTATAGCAGGCGGTCATTCATGAGGCCACCCACGAACGCCATGCCCCCCACACGCTCCAACTCGCCCACGCGATCCAACTCATCGGACAACGTGACGAAGTCAATGCGCTCACCGCAGTCGACTAGCATCGTGATAATGTGCCATAGAATACGGTGGCGCGCCTCAGTAAAGTCGTCGGCCTCGATGGCGGCGGGTGGCGTCAGTAGCGCCATGAGCTGTTGTGTATCACCCGCTAAGGCGAGGGTTAGGACTTGACGCTCCAGGTCAACGTTAGTTAGCGTTGGTTGCATTATTTAGATCCTCCCATGTTCGAACTCTGTCAGCATTCGGGCAGCTATAGCGCGTACAAATATAGCGCCAGTTCTCCATCCGTAGCAGCTTCGCGCCGCAAGCCGGACATCTGTAATAATGTCTACGCTCGCCCCACGCCCGCGCCTTGCCTGAGATCAACTTGGCGAATGCATCAACCAGCCTCTCATCCATCACTTACCATCCCGCATCCATAAGCGCAGCCGCCTGACATCGCGCTCCTCTGGGCAGTCACCCTCTGTATCGCATAGTTCTATCACGCTCAGCGAATATACATCGCCGATGTATATTCGCTCGCCATCCAATGTGAATTCCTGCGCCGGGCCGTTCGTCGGCTGCGTGAACTTCATTGCCAGAATCGGTATAATCCTGAACTGCGGCAGGTTCTCGCAAATTCTACGGCCCTTCCATCCGACGCATAGTCTATATTTATGGTTTTCGTTTTTCTCGTACATCGTTTACCTCCCCATGGCTACCCGCTAGCCATGCCATGTATAACTCCCACCGGCTCTCTGCATTAGCTACCCGCCACCTGTAATGGTTAACGCTCGCTGATGCCGCCTCTCTCTCCTCTTTCAGTAGACAGGAGTCACGATACTCAATGGCGTCATCGAGACATGCGCGCGTATGGGCTAACTCGTGCAGCGCTCTAAATGCCGCCTCAAATAAGGCGCGCTCTCGTCCCTCTAGGTATTCCAGATACGCCTTATCGTGATCCGTCATCATGGCCATAGCCATGCTGTGCTCCTTCATCATTCGCCTCCTCGCCGTCTAGGCCCATGGCGATGACCTCACCCGCAGCCACTTGCACAGCCGTCCGATATCACGTTCCTCCGGCGGAAATACAGGCAGACCGATGGCAGCGAAGAAACTTTCCTCCGTGGGCGTGGGGATAACCTGCCGTCCTTGCGGTGTCATCCTCCATAGGTCGCCGTCTCGCATAAACATATCCGTAGGCATACAACCTATGGCCCACTCCGCGTCGCTTCGTGTTACGACGGCCCGCATAAAATCAGCGGAGCCAGTGCGCAGCGCATAAATGAGTCCCCAGTTATCACGTTCTGCCCGGAACAGCTCGATAGCCACGCCGTCCTTAACGAGACGCTTATACTTCGGGCCGTTTCGCTTAATGTGGCTATCGAGCTCCCAGTAACCACCCCTAATGAGGTGGGTGACCCTCCCCTCAGTCGCCGGGACCTGCGCGACCTCGAATAGGTTGACCTCCTGCTCCTCATAGAGCGGAACGTACACGATTTCGATGTCCTTCACCTCCGCCTTGAGGCGCCGGATGCTACCAGCGATTGCTATCTGCTCGCAGGCGGCCCCAAAGTAGTATATGACGTTGCGCGCGATTTGTCGCGCTCTTTCTAGCTCCATTATTTACCTCCTCGCACTCCTAACCTTTAAATATATGACATCCTGCACAAGACTTCTCTGGCTTGCGCTCACAAATCATCGGGCCGTCCGCCATACGGCAGGTATATAATGCCCACGCCGTATACATGCCATTCTTAGTCGAGGGGCTATACCACGCTGGCAATGTCTCTATCCCAACCTCGCGGGCTGCTAGCCAACGACGGCGGTTGAGGCTTACGAGATCGCCATCCTTATTTCGAATTACGATAATCGGCGGGGGTCTGTGACCCTCCTCAAACCACTGCACGTAACGCAGTGTGCTAGCCATATTGATCGCGTTATCCCAGCCCCCCTCTTTAGGGTAGCAGTCGGCTACCTGAATCTCAACGAGGGTCATCACCTCACCTAGACTCTGGTCCCACGCCCAATTATAGCCGGGTGTATAGTCTATCCGCTCAGTGCGCTTCTCATGCTCACATCTAAATGGCTGCGCGTCCCACGTCGCGGCGGCTCGCTCTAGGTCTACGTTCTCGCGGATCCAATCTATAGTCGTAGCATCCGCCTGTTCAATTGTCAGCACCGTTTACCTCCTCATTCCTAGTTTCCTCTATTCTACCAACGACGCCGCGTTCGCTAAGTGACATCTATCCACGAACGCGGCGTCAAATGTCCTACTCCGGTAAGTCGATTTCGCACGACTCGCATGGCTGGCCCTGGCGGCTGCCGTCACGGTAGACGCTGATAGCCTTAAGTCCGCTAGCGTGCGCGTAGCGGAACAGATCGTCCACGTCCGTCGGTGTCGAGTCGTGCGGCAGCGTGACGGTATAGCTGATACCGCCGTCTACATACCGCTGCCAGGCATGGATATGATCAATGTGCGCACGATGACACATGCCTAGATACTGCGCATATTGCTCTTTATCATACAAATCCATGTAAATAGACGGCGAGCAGTTAACTAGCCGCCCAATGTGGCCGTTAGGCGCCAGCGCCATGAGCGAGACGTTGCGCCTGTGGTGAGGGCGATAGCCGCCCTTCTCGCGACCTAGCGCCTTCGACTCCTCTATCGCCGCACTCATAATAGTCGCCGCGATCTCGCTAGCTAGCGCATTGGCCTCTTGGCTGCCATAGCGTAGTCCGGCCAGTTGGTATATCTCGTTCGCGCCCATCACGCCGATCCCGATGCGCCTCAGGTCCTCGGCGCGCTCGCGGAGTTGTGCCAGCGGATACGGGTTGACCTCGATCACGCGGTCCAAAATGCGCACAGCTAGACGTGTCACGCGCTGTAGCTCAATGAAGTCCATCCGTGCGTCTATGAGGTTGGGCAGCACGAGGCTGCCCAGGACGCACGAGGCATACGGGTAGCCTGGGTTCTCGGCGCAGACGTTGACGGTCTCGATAGGTCCATACTCGCGCATCATTGGGTTCTGAGCGTTAACGTTGTCCAAAAACACGACGCCCGGCGTGCCGTTTTTCCATGCCTGCTGACAGATCGTCTGCCATAAGTCTGGCGCTATACTGTCCGGGACGTTGCGCAGTGACACCGAGAGATTGAACACGCTAAAGTTGCCGTCACTGTCCTTGATGCGCACCCACTGCTCAGCGTCTGGGTGATGTGCGGATAGTAGGCCCATCAGACCCGACGGTTTACCAGACCGCGAGCGTCCGATCATGGCGCCCGTGATGTCGAATAGCTCTAAAAATGACACGGGTCCCGTCGGGCGCCCGTTGATGCCTGTGCCGTGGTAGATGCGCTTCAGCGGCGCGGACGTACTTGCTGCCAACTTGCTGAATTCCAGCCCAACGCCGCCGCCACCAGACTTGAGGATGATCGCCGTCTCCTTGGCGGCCTGCCAGATGCCCTCCACGCTGTTCGCGACTTGTAGGTTATGGCAACTGACCATGTTCAAAAACCCTGGCGCGTTGCGCAGGATCGGCGTGGACGGTAAAAATAACTTGCGTGACACGGCGTCCAGCGTCTCGGCCTGCCAGTCGGGCTCCATCATCATAGCGACGCGCCCGGCCACCTCTAGCCATTGGTTCTCTCCGCGCTGGTAGTAATATGATTCGTTATTCTCGTGTTTCATTCGTAAAATCCTCCTGATGTATATGCTCTAGTTTCTCTTCTGTGTTGCCATAGCTCAATACAGTCGTCTGTCACCAGCCAGCGCCCGTGCCCAAATGGACACCACGCAGCCGTGAGGTGCCCGTCACTGATTTCGCGTTGCACCTGCTGCGGTGACAGCCCGACTAACTCACTAACCTCTGGGACAGTGCGCGCATGGATGCGTGGTTCCCGTAGCCAGCGCGCAACCGTGCCCTCATTCAATAACTCCAATGTCTCGGCTAGGCGTGCGCCTTCAGACGCTAGCCACACGGCGGCATCCTCATCACCGCGTATGGCCTCGTGGGCCGCCATAGCGATGGCGAACGCCCACAACTTGCGTGCCGAGATACGGGACCTCATACCCACCCGTCATCGTCTGCGAACACGGCGGCCCGTTGCTCCCGTTGTGCCTCACCCTCGCGTTCACGTGCGGCCCGCACACCACGCACGGCGTTGGTAAACGACTGCGGACGGGACGCGGCCCGTTTGTAGTCGCCGCTCCACTTCTCCATAGCGTGACGCAGTCCGGCCTCTAGGACAGCGAAGTCGCCACCCGCCTCCTTGAATAGCTCCGCCAGCCCTGCCCGCCAGTGTTTAAAGTTGCCGCCGTTACACTCAAGGCGCGTGACCTTGTGTAGCACCCAGTCGGCGCGCCTAAGGTCAAATGCGTCCACGCCGTCTGTGAGGCGGTAGTCGCGTTTGCCAAGGTTATAGTCCATCCACGGATCCTCGCCTTGACTACGGGCACCGGCGGCTAGGATGACAGCCTCGCGGGCCTCGGCGTCTGTGAAGTCGACGCGCTCTGGAAGGTCGGCAGGTGGTAGCGTAGAAGGCCCGAAGGCGTCGTCGAGGTCGTCTTGCGGAGAGGTGGTGTCGGCGGAGGCGGGTGCAATGTGTGCTGTGGTAGTCTCTGTAGTAGTCTCTGTTAAGGAATCTGAAATTTCTTCAGAATCCATTCTTAAAAATTCTATAAACCGTTTAGTAAATTTTTCATAATCGAGGCGGTAGTGGACCGTAGGCGCACCGTTAGCCTTCTTTAGCTTGGTTTCTAGTATGCCCATGTCCTTCAGTTGGTCGGAGAACTTACGCACTTTATACTGACTTAGCATAAGTTCCTCTTCCCATTCCTCATAGGACTTATAGAACCAACCGGGCGTGCCGCCTCCCTTGTCGCTCCAATAAATCACTTGCGATAGAAACACGCCGCCTTCTAGATCGCCCATAAACTGACAGAAGGCGCGCGGGACGCCGATGACGTTCTGCTGGCCCGCGAAGTGTGAAATCAATACCTTGGCTGTATCGTAGTTTCCCATGTCATTTACTCCTATCTAGCAACTTATACTTTTCCCATAACTCTAGCCATCGCTCCCTTAGCGATTGGCCCGGCTTACGCGCCTCACAGCACTCTTTAAAGAAATCCCTAGCATAGAATCTCCCGCGTTGTGGTGGCGGGTATTTTTCCTCTTCGCAGTCTGCGACTAGCGCAATGATGCCAAATAAATCCCGAAATGACGGCACCCAAGTTGTGCCATTGTTAAACAGCACTTTAACCCAGTGCTTACCGCCATATTTACCGAATTCCTCTTTCGTGATCTCTTTTATTTTAGCCAATCTCGTTCCCCCACGCACGCCATCCCTCTCGTTCATTCCTGGCGAAAAGTTCAATATATGGGCCTTCGTAGCACCGCTCTATGTCAGCGTAGACACCATGCGGTTTCGCGCTATGTCGCGTCACATCGGCCTCTATGATGCTGTCTAGCTTTTCGCTAGGGTGCATACCCGACCCACGCACGCCGATTAAGAGCAACTCATGCCGCGTGCGCACAAACCATCCCATACCAGGCGCGCGGCCCTTAACCCACACACGACTGGCCTTATACTCGAATCCCCATGTCTTCATAACTTCCAAGGCTTCTGGAATTAGTGGTGATGTAGCCCATAAAAAAAGCACGCTGCGATCCATTGCTAAGTCTCGGATCGGTAGCATGCATAATTCCTTTTGACTCATAGTTGGGTAGTGACTCTCCGCACTCTGATTGAATCCGCTGTTGCTATATTGCCATGGCGGATCCGCGTACAGTACGCGGTATTTCCCCGTAGGCGGTTCTGGTTCTGGTATGCTGGCGCGTTGCCGCTTCTGGATTTCACGTTTAGCGCTTGCAGGCGAACGCTTGCCACCCACCACCTCTTTAATGAGGTCTGGATTATCGGGCGCGGCCTCGGCTAGTTCTACGGTATCTTTCTTAGTCAGCCTCACATCCGCGCCAAGGATCGCGTCACGCGCCCCCGGCCCTGCGACGCTGGCTATATTGTCCACTGCCTCAGCGTAATCGGCGTCGCGCCTAACCGTGGGCGCGCTCACCCCGGTTTGGGCTGCTATGCGGTCGGCGGTGTGTAAGCTCTGATCATTTTGATCAGAGCTTTTCCCCTTCATGGACCCTGCCTCATGTGGGCTTTTCTTTTCCTCAGCATACAACTTCCCCCTTAAGTACGCGCTCTGCTGCGGCGTCAGGTTCCGTCGCCCCAACTGGTTCAGGATCACCCACCGTTTCGCAGCCTCAAGTCCTGGCAATGAAACGGTAACGATCTGGTAATCAAGCCCATAGTTTTTCGCAATGCCTAGCCGGTTATGCCCGTCCAGGATCGCGCCGCGCTCACGCCACACCACAAGCGGATCGCGTATACCCTCACTGAGGATGTTCGCCTTTAACTGCTCATGCTCTGACTTGCGTAAAGGCGGTATAAGTTCCTGAATCTCGGTAACCACGGCGGGGTGATCGCCGAGTACTTCACCGGTGTCCCTGTTGACTATCATGCGTCACCCCAATCGTACTGGCCCCATAAAACATCCCATAAATGTGTTTCGTTAATAGCGAGATTAAACACTTCTACTGTCCTCTCGCTCGGATCTTCTTTTGAGAGTTCGTTAATTATGCCGTCTGCCCATGCCGAAATATCACTGCCCTTAAAAATCATAATCTCAGGAGCCCCGTCATGGTCTACCGTGGCTACTACGCAATCACCATCAATCCACTCTCTCTGACTAGGATATCCACCATGGAATTGGAATCTAGCATCATCCAAGTCGCACAGGAACACATCAAACATAAGCCTATAATTCTCCCTCAGTGAGTCTAAGTCTTTAAGATTCAAGTCTTTAGGCCATAACATAAATTTACCTACCTCCTCATGCTCATAAACATAAAAGCGCCCACTTTCAGTGAACGGTTTAGCGGCTCGCAGTAGGTTTTTACGCATGTGTTTCGTTGGCGGGACACATGCATATAACCGCAAACCGCCCACTGAAAAAGGGCGCTTCGTTTTTACCTACTGCTGCCTGTTAAATTACCTCGGCGTCAGGGCCGCCACTCCCCTCCACCACCTCTATTGTACCATGACTCTCGAAATTGTAAAGGGTGGCATTACACCACCCTAAACGCCCGACGCTTGACGCCCAACCGGAACCGCCTCCCCTCAGCTACCTCGAACGTCGCCTTAGTCGTCATGCCGTGGCATGACGGACTGCGCTCCAACGACGGCGTCCCATAGCGCTCGCGCATCCTCAGCAGCGCCTCGGCCATGTCGGCTACCGTGCACTGCGACGGGACGGCGGTTGCGCCGCCGGGAAAGTCGATGCGGCGGTAGTGCACGAGATCCGGTAGGTAGCGGCTGCGCCAGTACTCTACGATGCATTGTATGGCGCACCTCCTCTCCTCAAAAACCGTATCGCCTCGGCCAGCCGCCGCCCTTGCTGCGTCGTCAGCCGTCCTTCGTCTAGCGCGACCATGCCTGCATCTATAATAGCATTGGCCTCAGTGGCGCTGCTAATACTCGTGCCGTCCGGCAGGGCGTCCGTGAGGATGGCGACGACGGCCCCGGAGCGCGTGAGGTTATTACGTTCCGCATAGGCGTCAAGACGTGCGTAGAGATGGGCGGGCATACTGATAGACCTTATCATAGCGCCACCACCTCGAAAAAGCCAAGCATACCCTTCATGGGATAAAACTCATGCTGGCGTGCCTCACTCAGCATGAACCCGTGCGGCCCCATAAACCACGGCGACGCACTCTCCTCAACGACGTCTACCAGCTCGACGCTGCCGATGATACCGCCGCGCGGATAACTCGACGGCGCGGGCAGCGATAGTCCGATCTCTGACTGGACCCATGCATAGCCCTCGTGATCGAACTTGAGGCTAGCATGGACCAGGAACCGCCCACGAAACGACGTGCGCCATGTGCGGTTCTCGATATCCTTGTAGCCCCTGGCGATTAGCGTCGCCCAGGGTTGTCTAATTGCCAGCGCCTTCATAGCAGCCTCCCTTGCCTCAGCGCTAGCGCCGCGTCTATGCGCTCCACCCGCCACTTGAATGGGCGGTAAAACTCCGCTAACTCCTCAGTTAAGCCCTTGCGTTCGCACTCCTCGACGAACGACAGGGCCTCGGCGCGCCAGCGCGCCAACTGCTCGCGGATAAAGTCCGCGTCGTTAGATGGGTTGCGTAGTGCGCGGATGAGGAAGTCCACGCGCTCGTTTATGCTACGCGTCATGACCAACCTCCTCCAGGCACTCGCGGTGCCCGTAGGTTGCTGACCCATCGGGATACCAGCCCCATGTCCGTCCCCAGGTCTCCGGGGCCTCATACCAGTCCACCATGTCCAGCAGGAACCGGTGCTGGTCGTCGCGTGCGTAAACCGTGTCGCACCGCCGCCCGCAGACCTCGCAACTACCGTAACGGTCACTACCGTGTCCGGTGTTGCGGATATGGTAGCGGCGCGTGCCGCCGTCGCTGTATGTCCAGGCATCGAGGGTTGCCCAGCCTCGCGCCGTGTGATACAGCCGGACGACGCGTCCGTCGCGGGAGGCCCGGAGCTTAATGATATCGGCGGACGTGAGCATGATCTTACCGCCCGTACTGAGAATGATAATATCATTGCCATCCTCATGGACTTTCTCGCCCGCGAAGACTTCCCTAATATCGCGTATGTCATACGCCACATCGGCTTGCGCGCTCGTGATACGCACCGTCTCGCCCTCTAGTCGCTTGAGGGCGGCCATAACCTCTTGCCTATTCATTGCGCACCGCCTCAGATGCGTGCAGACCGGACGTCCATTCCTCCAAACAGCGCGGGTGCCCAGTGCGGTCCGGCTCGACTGGCCCCCATCCGTAGCGCTGGCCGCGCCTAATAAAGTCCGCGTGGCGATGGGCGTCTAGTTTGTACTGCACCCAAACACGGGCACGGTACACATGCTCACAGTACTCGCCGCATATCTCGCATGGCCCCAACTTTCCACTATTCCATCCGGTCGGCTCGATGACGTAACGGATCTGCCCGCCGTCTGTATACTTTACCTCATTCTCAATTAGCTGTAACATCGTTTCCTCCTTGTTCCCGCCAGCCTGGCGGGTATAAACGCTGTAATGCTGGCGGCGCATCCATCCAGCCACGATACACCGCCAGCCGCTCAATTAGTTCACGTTCGTGGCCCTGCGCGCGTCGCCACGCCTCGCGTAACTCCTCTTGGGAGAGGTGACCGTATGTGCGCAGGGCCTCCGCCGCGTAAGTCACCGGCGTTTCCAGCCGCCGTTTCCGGTAGCGCTATAATACAGGCGTGGGACGACGGCTCGCTGCGGGCGTTTGCGCGCGACGATTTTTGCTATAGCCTCGCCGCGCTCGTCATCACACGAGAGCAGCACGCCGTCGCCGATGCCGACTACCCGGCTGCTGCCCTCGCACTCGACCACGTCAGCGCTCAATACTGGACGTAGTAGCATAAGGAGCATCCGGGCATTCAGGCGCAACTCGTCCGTATCATGGTACGTCTGCCCGCTGGCGGCCTGCTGTAATGCCGTCAAGTCTGATAGGTTCACCGCCCACGGCATAGTTTCACCTCCACTAGCCACACCAGCGCCCATGCGGGCGACAGGCAGGCTAGGATTGCGATTAAAAATAGAATCCACATCATTCTACCCCCAACATTACACAGTTCCCATCTTCAACTACGAAAAGCCGCCCACACTGACAGCATCTCATGAATGACTTCCATTTCGTGCAACCAAACGGATCGCGCGGCGTCCTCCCCTGCCACTTGTCGTAATTGAATATCCACTCCTGTGGCTCGTCGCCACAGCAGTGCCTACCGCAATCCGGACAGATGGCTGTGAGTCCCTCTATCATTAGATAGTTCTCATGTTTCCTCACTACGTCCGCAAGTTCTTTGCGGATTTGCTCGTCAATCTTCCCCATCTCACTTTCCTCCTTCGGCGCGCCGCTCGAACTTAGCGCACGCGCCCTCAATTATATTGGCAGGCGTGACGGCGGCATATAACCACCACAGCCAGTGCCACGCCTGTGCTACATAATAGCCCACGTCGCCCCACTCTCCGGCGACATCACCGCTGGTCACTACGGCCCCGACAACCTCAGATAACTCGCCGCGCTTCCAGCCGATGCGCGGCGTGCCTGGCCGTGCCCAGTCCCGGCACTCTTGGATGAGTAGCTTGCGGAGCGCCTTGACTGGCGTCGCGGGCCGCTCATTCCGTGAGGCCGCTATCCTGCGCGCGGCCTCACGGAGACGGGAGCGGCTGCAACTATGCGTCATAGCCGTCATCCTCGACCTCAGCAATACTCAGTCCCTCGGCCTCTATTGCGCGTAGGCGTTCTAGAGTGTCCGGCGCCCGGTAGCACGCCGGTGGATCGTCGTCCTCGATCTTGATCCATCCGATGGCGCCATCGAATTCTGTGTCGCCATCGAATTCTGTGTCGCCATATGGATTCTGCTGGGATACCACACCCACGTGGCCGCTACCGTATGCGTGTAACTGCTCGCGCGCATACGAGAAGTCGTACTCGTGGATTTCCGCCTCTTCTACGGAGGCGTCAGGGCCATCAAAGTCCTCTGGGAAGTTCTCCCAAATCCGCTGGAGTAGCGGCGGGAGGTCTCCTATCCAGACGTTGACGGCGAACGGCTCGCCGTCGAGTTCGTCTGACATGCTGACATGAACGCCAGCGACTGTCGGGTAATCGCGGAGCTCTGGATCCCGCTCCTCGATTACCCGGTAGTCACGGCATCCGCTCATGCCCATGCGGACATCGACGGCGAAGCGGTGCTCGCGACCCTGGTGGGCCTTTGTGGCCCCATCCGCGAATTCGCAGCCTAGGGCGCTGACGACCGCACGTAAGACGCTCACGTGCGGCGCATTGCCGGTGAGGCGCTTGACCTTCAGGCGCCCAGACTGCGCCTCAAACGCAACTGCTATGCGGCCTCGCATAAAATAATAGCCCGAATCATCCTCAAACATCTTACCCCAATTAAAGTGCTTTACGAACCCCTTCATCGTATTCCTCCTTATTCATAGTCTTTAACTCCCCTCCCGCTTTCCCCGGACTTGGGACCGGCCTCGGTGCGGTTAGAGTCGGCCCTTGCGGGCCAGGACTCTTTACCCAATAAGCGCCTCTTGCACCGTCAGATGTGCCTGCTCTTCACTAGAGGCTATGACAAAACCATTCCACACAGAGTAAGGTGAGCCGGGAAGATCATAAACGAGAGTGTTAAATTCCCTCATTTGGACTAAATCAGATTTAGTGGGATCCTCTTTAGCAATAAATGCCTCGATCCTATCTTCTAGCAACCGACTTACACTGAAATAGTACCACTTTAAATCATTAACTTTATGTTGGCATTGCATCGTTCTCTCCTTCGGGCCTCCCGGCCCACTTTAAGTTTAACTCCCCTCCCGCTTTCCCCGGACTTGGGACCGGCCTCGGTGCGGTTAGAGTCGGCCCTTGCGGGCCAGGACTCTCTTACCTTACAATAAATACCCCCTCTCGGAGTGTCTCTAAGTGCTCCCCTACCAGCAGGCTTTGTATAGACTCGGCTGCTTCCGCGTCACTCCTGCCGGAGACGTTCTTGATCACGTCACCAGCGCGCGGCCTCGTTTCCGCGTATTGTGGCGCTGGCGTTCTTACGTTAGCTCCCCGTGAAAATTTCCCCCATCCGCCACTATGCTCTCCTGCGTACTCCAGCTCCATCGTTCTCTCCCTTCGGGCCTCTGTGGCCCTGATTAGTTTTATCCTCAACTGTCTATAGTATACCACGCGCATGTATAAATCACGTGTAAAAAACCTATCAAACATGTATAAAATAGCCGTTTCTTGTATAAGTTTTTATACACGTGACATCTGTCACTTTGGGTCCCGGCCTATACCGGATACCCGTCGGAGCGGCGTTCTAGCCACTCCTCGACCTGCCCCCGCTCTGCCTCGATGCAGGTCGGGCACATGCATTGCCCAAGCTCTGTTGGCCTGAACTCGGACCCACACCAGAGACATTCCCTAAGACTGTCCCGGTACACGCCCAGCGCAGCCTCCACGACGGCGCTCATAGTCGTGACCTCGGCCTCGGCCCGCTCCTCAACGAACGTGCGGGACGCCTGGCTTACGGTCACGTTAAGGTGGGCCTTGGTTTGCCGCCCGCGCGCCTCATTGTAGCACTCGCGGGAGCAGTAGACACCCTTGCCGTCAGCGTGCTCTGACGGGTAGACATCGAACTCGACGCCGCAATTCTTGCACTTGACACTCTTCATTATACCCTCTTCCACATGAGGACGCCTAATGGCTCATCCCCATAGTAGCATTCATCTATCTCAAATCCCACCTTTTCCCAAAACCCGACCGCGTCGGATGCGGCCAGGAGCTTGAGCCACCATCCGTTCTCCTCGGCCAGATCGATGAACGCCCTGGCCATCTCCGTTCCGATCCCCTGGCGTCGGCTTTTGACAGCGGCATTTAGAATTTCCAAAACGCCGCCATCTTCATCCAACTCCGCGGTAGCAATTGCTACCAGCTCGCCCGCTACGGTACGCTTCGTATATAGGTATACATCATACCATATACCTTTAACTGCATCGGCAGCCTTATCCTCAGCGTATCCCCAGTCACTACCGATCTCATTTTTTAAAGACTTAAACCTCTCTGGTTTATCAACCATTTTCAACATCGTCGTTCTCTCCTTTGGACCTCCCGGCCCTGTGTTTTATTCTTAACTGTCTATAGTATACCATACTATAGAAAATAGTCCAATGGACAAATGTCACTTAGTTCGTATTACATCTGTCACTCCCTAACTGTCTATATTATACATCGCGCATGTATAAATCACGTGTAAAAAACCTATCAAACATGTATAAAATAGCCGTTTCTTGTATAAGTTTTTATACATCGGCTGTACAAGCCCTTATACACGTGACATCCCGCGTCGTTTTAGCGACATCCGACACGTGCGCAGGCGTGGCGGCCTATGCTATAATGAGGGAAACAGTGACTTGACAGCGTTTATATATTGCTATATAATGAATATATGGTAATATATAAGCGTGAGGGAGGGAGCTTGACAATAAATAGCATCGGTCCGGTATACCGGCGTGGCCAGGAGCACGCCGACGTATTCGCTGCCTACGGGCAGCAGCCGCGCGGGTCCCGCGGGACATGGGTCCTGGAGACGCTGGCCCTCGGTATGCGCGCCAACGCTAGCGTGCCCGACGCCCGACCGCAGCGTGACGCCAGCGAGACAAAACGCCTGGCCGCTGCCGTTGCCGACGAGCTAGAGGCACGCGGGCTAGTTATGGCCGCTGACGGCGGGCAGGGCGAAACCTCTGGCGAGGGCGACGCGGCGGACGTATATGGAGGGATGTTCGATGAGCTCTGAGTACTGGCGACGTAAGGCGCAGCTATTGGAATTCAGTCTGCGCCTGGCGATTGAGCAATATCTGGAATTGGAACGCCTGGCGCGCGCGGCGGCGGAGCGCATCTACGCCAACGGGTCTGGCTATGAGGAATTCGACGCGCTGTTGGACTATTTCGCACCGCTAACCGATAAAAGCGGGAGCGTCACAGGCGGTAAAAACGCCGGTTTAGATGAAAATGACACACACCGTTTTAACGGTTAGCGGTTAGTGGGTATATTTTTAGCATAAAAGGAGGTGTATTTATGTTTAGAGTACGCAAAGACAATCGGAGAGAGGCGTTCGTAACAGTGCGTTTAACGCGCCAGGAGCGTGAGCGTCTAAACGAGGTAGCGCGTCAGGCAGGGTACAGCCTGAGCGACTTCACCCGGCGCGCGTGGGCGATGTACGCAGAGCGTGTGCGGTCTAAAGGCAAGAGTGCGGAGGTTAACGAGCAATGAAAAGATCACTTGCAACACTCTGGGTCATCGGCTTACTTATAATCGCCATCACCCTGTCCACGGCCTATGCATTCCGCAATACACCCGCCAGCGTCACGGCACGCGGGCAGGCGGCTATCGACTACGCGGCGGCGTCAGCTATCCGCTCCGACACGCTGATGTCGTGGGCGCTGGTAGCCGTGATGCTGCTGGCTATAGTTATAGTGCTGGTCGAGTTAGTCGGCGTAATCGTGGCCGTCGTGTGGCTGCTGCGTGGCCGCTGGCAACAGGACGAGCAGATACAGCGTAAGTCTACAGTCACGCGGGAGTCGTAATGCTAGCGTCCCTCGACCCGCGCTATAAAGAGAAACGGCGACTCCTGCAAGAGTTGGCCGACTACCTCAACGGCGCTATGTCGTCTCGTGGCCCGTTCCGCGGCCGCACGCCGTTCCCGACCCTTGACGCCCTCCGTCCGCCGCGGACCGTGATCGGCCCGCGCGTGGGCGAACTGCGGGTTTACGTCGGCGCGCATGCAGAACGCCTGCACCGCACCTTAACCAAGTCCGGCCTTGCTAACACGCGCGCCATTTTCTCAGAAGTGGGCGCGTGGGACCTAGAGGGCCGCGATCCGGAGGTGGTCTGGGACGGCGACGCCCTCGTGCTCCGCGCCACGTGGCCCGACGCGCTGCAATTCAACGACATCCCACTGCGGGTCGCTGGCCGCGTATCCGGCATGCACCCGTCGTCTGGTCGCGCGCTCATCGTGGGCCTTAGTCACACCGAGGTCGTCGCCGTGGCCCTAGATGACACCGCGCCACACGCACTCATCGGCGGCATCACAGGCTCCGGTAAGTCCTGGCTGCTCAACTCGATAGGCTACCAACTGAGTCAGGATCCACGCGCTCGGTTCGTACTTCTGGACGGCAAGGGTGGTCAGGGTATCGGTAACCTCAATGGCCTACACGGCCAAGTCGGTCCGGTGGCCCGCACGGACGAGGCGCAACTTAACGCGCTATGCTGGACGCTGCGCGAGGTCAACCGGCGCAATGAGGCCCTGGGCGATGCGGCGCTGGGTAACGGCGACGTTACGGACTTCGGTCCGATCTACGTCATTTACGACGAGTTCCAGGCGCTACTCAGTAGCAACCGCGACGCCGCCGACATCGTGCGCGTGCTGGCGCAAGAGGCGCGCTCCGCGAACGTGCACCTCGTGTTTGCGACGCAACGTCCACGTGAGGATATGTGGGGCGGGACGGGCGCCAAGTTCCAATTCGACATCCGCATTGCATTGCAACTCGACGAGTACGGCAGTCGCATGGTCCTAGGTTCCGGGCACTCTATGAGCGCCACAGGCCTACTGGGCAGCGGTGACGCCATTGTCGCCGCAAACATCGAGAACTGCGCAACCCGCATCCGGCGCGTACAGTGCTGCTATGTACCGTCTGAGCAGATCCGCGAGCGCACGCGGGATGAGAACGGCAACCCACGCCACGAACTTAAGTTTACACGCTGGCCCGACTTCGATGCCGGACAGTTCCGCGAGGACGCACGCGGTGCGCGCGCGCAACCGTTCACGCGAGAGGAGTTGGCTGTCGCTGTGCATATCGCCTGCGAGGGCCACGGGTTCCCGACGGCAATGGATGATATGGAGGCCGCCCTGGGTTATCGTATGGGCTCTGGGCGCTTCGAGAGACTGAAGGAGGCCGGTGCTGATATGCTGGCCGTGATGAGTAAATTAGAGGAGGATAAATCATGAGAGGGATATGGGGCCCTGGGCCTTACCAGTCCCAGTCGCGACAGACGGAGATCGGGCAAGTTATCGCGCAAGCCGCCGTCGCCGTGCTGATGCTACTGGTCGCGGGCGCGCTAGCGTGGCTGCAAGCGCGTGTGTTAGGCATTGCGTTCGGGATGCTGCTGTTCGCAGCGGGCCTCGGTATCGCGGGCTGGCTCATTTATAGAGGCGGCGGCGGGAGCCCGCCCAACGCTATGGCTACTACTGCCGCTGTCGTGCTATTCATAGTCGGTTTGACGCTAGCGTTATGGCCGCCGCGCTCGCTCGGCACCTTGGCTGAAGGGCGATTATGGCTAGTGACCCCGCGGCCGTTAGCCGGGCTCGTGAAGGTCGCTAGTTTCGCCATGCCTTACAGTGCGGTGGCGTTGCTGAGCACGGTCAACCTCGCGGCTATCGGCATTTCGCTATTAACGGCGTTACGCCTCGTGGTCGAGGTCGTGTTCCCGAATTTGCTAAACAGCATCCGCGCGCTCGGCGGGCGGTTCACGGGCCTGGGTAAGTGGTGGCATGGTATACGCTATCCCAGCGACGCCGACGAAGAGGATGACGGTCCTGAGTCGGGCGGGATCCCGCGACGTGGGACGAATGTCGCGGGATGACGTGACGGTCGGCGAGTATTTAGAGGCATGCAACGGAGGTGATTCCGACTAACCTTGCACGACTGGCGGCCACGGCCAGCAACGATCCCTAGCCCGCAGTGGCGGCGGGTATTAGCGGCTTATGTAATGTAAGCTAGGCGAATAGCTTAAATTTTCCCGGCAGGCTATCTACACCTGCCGGGTTTTTACTTAGCTAATCGTCACGAACGACGAGGGCAATCCCAGTATGTCCGCGTCGCTCTTCAGCCTCACCACATACGTGCCCGCACCCGGTGTGCTGTTATCCGCTAGCGGCCCGACTTCAGTAAACTCCTGGTCTCCGGCGTCCCACGAGAACAGCATAGCCGTGTAGGCGTCGCCCGGATCATCCACGCTCAGCGTACCGCTATCATTATTCACGCCCGGCCAGTCGGATCCGCCATAAGTCGGCATGGGCGGACGCCCCGCCGCCACCTGATCTCTGATCTCAGGATCGTACATCCGCGCATCCGACGGGATCTCGCGCATTAACTCACTCAGCGCCTGCGGGCTAATCACAAATCCGAGACTGGCATACGACTCGACCCGCAGCCACCCCGGCCAACTCGACCTGTCTAGCGCCTCCAGCACGCACCGCGAATCCTTCACCGTCACGCTCTTCAGCTCTGCACGCCAAGCGTTCAAGAGCCCCGCCGCGACCGCCTGTATAAGTTCCGTCCTCAGTTCCTCACTCATAACTCCTCCTCAATGATAAGTTTCCCTTGGAATTTGATACTAAATACCCTCTTGCTTACCTCACCTCTTTCATATGCGCCGATGTCTGGCGCTGCGCTACGCTGCCGCCCCCGGATGTCATCGCGCGGCATGTGCGCCGAATCCGCCATGCCTAATGCTGCGCTCGCAGGGCCCGGCCTACCGCACTCGGCTAGCGCAAGGAATGCCTCGCGTATTGTACTGTATCCTCCGGCAAATCCGTTGCCCAGCCAGCGCGGGACGGCAAGACTATCCGGGTCCGGCAATTGCGGATCGTCGATAACGCGGCTGGCGTCGTCACCCGCCTCTAGGAACGCGCTGTCGCTAGTCGGGAATGGCTGGCCGCTATTATAGAATAGATTATTATCAAAATGCACGGGACTAGCCTCTGACGACGCACAGCACGAGAAGTCGCCCATGTTACCAATGGGGTCCGACCAGGTATTGCTACAGATTTCGATGTACTCGCTCGGCTGGTTATCGCCCACCTCGAATATTGAGAAACCAATCTCGCTGGCGTCCAGTGGCCCGACAACTGTATTGGCACGGATCGTAATATTACGGGATCCACGTACACAGAACGGCGACCGCATTCTGTGACTGCCACACCCTAGGAGTAGATTATTCTCAATAATCACGCCGTCAGCCTCCCACTGCGCAATGCCATCCTCGCCGATTAAGATAAAATGCTTATGCGGTGCGCCTTGGTAGCTCATAAATATATTGCGCCTAATTTTGATGTCGCGCGGTGGCCCGTCGTGTGGTCCTGAATTTTTAACGACAATAAATGAGTAGGCGTTCGGCGTCTCGCGTCCACTAGCCGCGTAGTCATTAAAGAAGACGTTGTCTTGGATAGTGACGTTCTCGCTGTTGTGGTTTACGTCGATGTGCTCATCGCTGGGCCCTTGATTATAGAAGATATTGCTCTCAATAACGATGCTCCGCTGGCCTCGCCCGCCTATTTTCACGAGGTCATTATTGCGCACATCGTGAATTATATTATTGCGCAGCGTGATATCGTTACCGGATATGAATACACCAAATGGATTGTCTGAGTCGCCGCGTGTGATTTCGAATCCCTCGACAATGATGTTGCGCGCCTCAGTATATAGGCGCACCACGGCATGCTCATAGTCCGTTTCAATCCGCGCGTGATAGGGATGCTCTGCTCTAAGGCGCAGCGGTGCGCTATATGCGCTATTAATCCATAGCGGATCACGGTATATCCCATCTCGCACAATGACAGTCCCGCCGTCCGGGACGAGCGCCTCTGCCGCGTGATCAATCGTTGCCCACGGTGCGTTTGCGCTACCGTCATTATTATCATTGCCGTCAGTTGCTACGTAATACGTCATGCTGCCTCCAATTCCATAATGCGATTTTCCAGTTGAATAACGCGCTCAAATAGCGCTCTCACGGTATCAATTGTGAGTTCGCTGATGCCACGCAACGACATCATATAGTTACCATCACGGCCATAGCTGATTACGCGCGTTTCCTCTAAAATAGGCCGTGCATATTCAATGAATTGCCCGAAGCGATCACGCAATCCTGGCACCATTTGCGCACGCAATCCGTGTAGCAGTGCGAGGTCATCGTAGTCATCCCAGTCATTTTCTGTGACGCTACCCGCAATGTAGATGTCACCGTTGCCTTTAAAAACTTGGCGTGCATCACCGTTATTTGTGATGGCGACAATATTTGCATTATTACTCAACGCGGCAACGCCCGTGCCATTCTTTTTTGAACCAGTTAGCTTGATTGCGCCGTCCGCGCCATCATCATCAGCCGTGCTTTCACTTTGGCTGATTGCTAAAACCGTCACGCCTTCCGCAACCGAGTTTCCGCTAATGCCATTAATTTCTAGCCCGCCGCTTGGAATTGCCTTTTCGATTGCGCCGAAAATGTCCGTTTCCGTGCGTGTCGTGATGCCGTGTGCTACATCGGTTGAGTCGCGGAAGGCTAGAATTTGATCATCGTTTCCTTTCTGGTCGATTGTGATACCGATAGTCATATCTGAGTTGGAGCCAGAGTTGATATACCAAGAATGATCAATCATAAAGGCATCTTCGCTCTCGTCCCATTTTGCGGTTGGCGTGCCCGTTACATTCACGGTCCACAAATTAATGTCGCGGTCAGCAGCGTCGCTACTGAACTCAATACACTGCTCAGATGTATCACCTTGGTCCAGGAAAAGTACCGGTTGCGCGCCGGTGCTAGAGGATTGATCGACGTGGAGCTGGCCAGATGGCGATGTTCCGCCGCCGAGTATTATGTCGCCATTGGGGTCGAATAATGCTGTGATCGTTCCTGCACTTCCGCGCTTTATAATTAAATCACGCGCTGCCAAATCTGATTCGCGATATGTAATTACAAGGTCCTCATCAGAATCAGTAATTATTGACGCATCTGTACTCCCTGCTCTTGTGAATAATATTCCGCGTGAGTTATTGCCGCTAGTGGCCACCTCAATATAATTATCGGTAGTATCAGCATCACCGCCGACTTGAAGCAGGTTGCCTGGTGTAGCGCCGACACCGGCATAGCCGGATGAATTAATGCGCACAACCTGCGATGTATTGCCCGACTCAATTCTGAATACATCAGTGCCGGTTGTTTGGTCTCTGATGAAAAAATCATCGCCGATATCCCCACGCATGCCTGCGTACCATTTTTGAGCACTGTCGTTTTCGTACCAAATATAAGATGTTGAATTTGCGCCAGTCGCCTCAAGCTTCAAAACAACATTTGTGTTTTCTATTTCAAATATCGTTGCTGGCGATGTAGTTCCAACACCAACTCTGGATACATTTGTAATCTCCAAATAATCATTAGTAGAGTCAAATTCAATTGTCGGCTCGCCTGCGCCGCCAGTGATTGACGCACCATCCGCCATGTCAATATCGGAGCCGGATAGCACATTGAGAGAATTGGCCGTCATCGTAAAATCCGCTGCGCCCGCAATCACATACTGGATTGTGTCGTCTGCACTGGCGTGGAGATAGGTATCCGCATCAGTGTCGATGATTAAATCGTTGCCATTCAGATCAATATTTGAGCCGCTGGCGCACTCAAATTTGTTGGCTGTGAAAGTAAAATCGGCGGCAGATGCAATCACCACGTCAATGTCATCGTCGGCATTTGAGATAAAGCCGCTATCATTGTCGTTGTCAAACACGATACTTTGGCCTTGCATTTGTAGTTGTGTTTCAAATACAATATTTGCGCCAAATGTAGCGCGGAGTACATTATTGGAATATAATTCTATCTCACCCTCTGAGGAATCGAAGATGATATAGGTATCGCCACTCACGCCAACGACGCCGTCGTCAGGTACAAATAAATCCTCTAGCGTAATTTGTCCGCTGGCGCTGGTTTGCAGGATTGTATCTGTGTCTGTAGTCCCGTCTGAAGTTGTGGTGATCGCGTGCGCGTGCGTTGCCGCGCCAACGGTATTAGCCGTGCCGGTCGTGAGTGTCGTCGGCGTGCCTAACGTGAACGTGCGGTTGGCGCTGATGTCACCGCCGCCTGTAAGCCCATTCCCTGCCGTGAGTGTCACCGAGGTATGGTTGATGTGTTCGTTCGCCACAAACCCCACGAGGCTATCGTGATTGACGGTATCGCCGCCGCCGCTTTCGTGCGTGCTTGCATGTGCTGGTAAATCGCCGACTTGAATTGCACTTGGAATATAGCGCGTACCATCACTGCGCAGGTATGAACCTGCGCCGGGGTCGTCGGCGTGAATGATTCCTTTGCCAGTTGGCAAAAGCAAATCGCCCACTTCTATCGTAATATTACCGCCAGATGCAATCGTGAATGATTGTACATCATTAGGCCAAAATGCGATATTTGCTGTTGTGCCAGTTACAATATTCAATCCAGCACTTGTGTCGCTATTTGCAAATATTCTAGCTGAATCAGCAATGGCGCTTCCGGCTGTAGTGTATCCGGAACTAAAAACATCAACGAGCAATCCTGCCGCATCCGCCAGTAACCTGAGTTGTATTCGTGCCGCCGTGTCGTTTGTCGCATTCTCGCCTTGTAGAATAGTAGCGGCGTTTTGATCGCGCCGTGCCACAAATATAGATCCTGGCGCAACAATACCTATGCCAAAATTGCAATCGCTAAAATACGCATAATCCGTTGCGCCGCTGCTATCAAATCCAAGGCGTGCGGTCGCTGCGCTGTTGCCGATCCAGTCTGCATCTTCTACCGTTATGCCGCTGATACCAGAGAAGGCGAAAGTTCCGGCCGCGTTGACGGTCAGGAGCTCATTGCCGCTTATCCCGAACTCAGTGCCGTCCTCGCCATAGAAGTCCGACGCCGTAACGCCGCCGTCGAATTGCCCATTCCCATCACTATCAATCCGCGCGACCTCGGCGCTGCCACTATCAAGTACACGCACACGGTCAGAGCCGCCAGTATCGCCGAGGTGCGCATTAATATATCCGCTAGAGGAGTCGAATTCTATCCGCACATCGCCACTGCGTCCAATATACGTATCATCATTCTCCAAAATAAGGTTGCCGCTGTCGTCGAGGGTGACGGCGCTATCCTGTATCGTATCTGTGCCATCCCAGCGGGCGATACGGTTATCGGTACCGAGACCGGTCAGATTGCTCACGGTGGCCCACGAGAGGTTGCCGCCGCCATCCGTGGCCAGGACCTGGTTGGCCGCGCCGTCCACATCGGGTAGCACCCAGATCTGGTCGGCGGTCAGCGCCGGGGCCTCGAATCCGACATAATTGGAGTTGCCCACATCGTAGAAGCGCAACTCGCTGCCGCCACGCAGTTGCTCATTCCCGTTGAGTATCAGCCCGCCGAA